ATGAAAACCATCGCTCGGCGTCTGAGCCCCTTCGCGATCCTGCTCCCGGCAAGCCTGTTGTCAGCCTGCGCCTCCCTAGGCAACGCCGGACTCGGCGGCTCCCAGCAGAACCCCACCAACCAGCTCCTGAACATGATCGATGAGGCTACCCGCGAAGGTATGTCCGTGGTGCTGGTACCGGCACTCATGCCCAACAAGAGCGTGACGGACCTCTCCAGCTACTCGCATCGGGTCATATTCAAGAACAAGGACGTGCCCGGGATCGCCTACATGCAGGCCTTTGCCAACAACGACCTGGAGAAGATCAAGGAAGCCGTCTATCTGTGGGACTTCCTCGAGGTCAACATCGTCCCGCCGGGAACCTACCTGCTGTCCGGAGGGATCGACTACAAGATCGACAGCACCCTTGCCCAGATCAAGGCGCCAAAGGGGCAGCCGGCTGCCAGCCCACTTGGTTCGGTGAACCTGTCCGCCGTGCTGTATCGCCGGTTCGTGAAGGAGAACTACTGGCGCGACGCCTCCTATGCAGACAAAACCTACACACAGAATGTCTGCAGCGCCGTGCACATGGCCTCCGGCCAATGCGTGGGCTGGACCGAGCAGCAATACAGCCAGCGGGAAATGGTCTCGGATGCCGGTTGGGCCGAAGGCACGAAGATCGAGGATGTCCCCTCCATCAAGCTGCAAGCGCAGATACCCGACGCCTATGCCCCGCTGTCCTTCACCATTCAGCCTGGGCAGATCCTGCTCAGCGATCGGTTCCACTTGAAGACCCCGGCCGTGAGCTATGACAGGAAGACCTGCAAGGCCGTGGACACGCAAAACATCAAGTGCGCCTTGCAGGATATCCAGGTCTTCATGAGGCCAGCGCCCATGGAGCTGACGAAAAGGTTCATCGATCGCGAGCAGCCAAGGCTGGATGAAACGGGCCGCCAGGTGCTCGCGCGCATCCAGCCGATGAAAACCGAGATACTCGGCGAAGCAGGCATGGAAGACCTGACCTGGGGCCTGCCGGTTTCCTTGAAACGCAAGACAAGATGAAACGGGCCCTCCGCCGAGCGCCTTCCGCTCGCGGTCGCCACAACGGTTGATCGATAGAGGCCCGGAAGGCAGGCGGCAGGACAGACCGGCTCGGCTGGTCATGTTCGATGACGACCAGCCGATGACCGACCCAGACCGGATCTTGCGTCCAGATAAAAGCCGCGCACGGGGCTGGATTGCAGGCAACGGCCGAAAACGTGACAGGTGCTGGGGTACTCCTCGGACACTCCGGGAAAGTAGTAATTACGGAGCGGCTTATCGGGAGAGGGAGGCGGTTGCGAGGCCGTAAAAGTATGAAAGTGTTATAGGGGCACCCCAAGGAACTTGCTTCAGCAATACCGGACAGGAAAGAAAAAAGCCCCGTAACTCGTTGAGCTACGGGGCTTTCCTGTTGGAGGCTGAGGTCGGAATCGAACCGGCGTTCACGGATTTGCAATCCGAAGTAAAACCCAACAATTTCAGATGGTTAACGGTGGATAATTTCCGCATCATAGCCGTATTCGTGTCTCTGGAGGCCGCTGATTAGTTGGAGGGAGAACATAGATGCGGAAATGATTCAGCCCCTCCATGGCATGCCCGAGCACCACTCTCCGCTCGTCGGACGCCCTCGAATACTGGATATTCATACAGCATAATTTCCGGCCCAACCGCCCGCCGGAGATTCCATGTCCTACTCCGATCCCCGCATTTGCCACCACCAGCGCGTCACCCAATGGCTCGCCGCGATCCGACAGCACGCCGCATGGCTGTATGCCGCGGATGAGCAGTACGTGTACCTGGTGGGTGAGGCCAACGAGCTCTACCAGTGCGGCGTCGTGGGGTTGCAAGACAGGCACGACATGGTCACCGACGCCTTGGGCATGTACTCATGGGCGATCGAGCACGGCATCACGCGCGAGACGCACTACTGCGCTGACTGCTGCTACGACGTGCTCGACGGCGGCGCCGTCGTCGGGAGCGTGGACGACGAGGGCATCTACCACGGACCTGCACCCGAGCGACAGCGCCTGGGCTGCATCAGCCTGGATCCGCTGGATGGAATGACCTATCTGCGCCTGGGACAGGCGCTTGAGCGCGCCGGCGTCGTGCGCGGCCTGCTGATCGAACTCGACGCCGGCGGCACGCTGCAACTCGCCGAGCAGATCCCTGATGACTTTAGGCCCTGGCGCTGGGCCTGACTTTCAGCGCTCGGCCTCATAAGCCGCGACGCCGGTCCCTACCGCCCGCCATTCGTCCTGCGGCATACGCGAATCACAGATGAATACCTCGACCTCCCCGCCTTCTTTCGGCTCCGCAGGCCGAATAGCAGCATGCCGGAGAATCGTCTACATGTCCGGTACGTAGCTGCTCTCCGAGCCGTGGAATGACCAGATGCCAAACTTCCCTGCTCCACCCACCTGGTGGTCGAGTTTCACCGACCAGCCCTTGAATCGAATGACCAGCATGCCCTGCCCTCGTAGGAAAAGGCCGTAGTCTACTCCTAATCCTGACAGGCCTGATTCGCTGCCAGGAGCTGCGCCTCGTAACCGATCCGCTGCAAGCGTTCGGCGAGCAACGCACGGACCTTGGTCTGTAGGTCGTCGCCTTTCCGCAGCCCCGCCGTGGCCCAGACTGGCACCTCTACCGCCGGCACTCGGCACGGGACCGCCACCGGCACTTCTACGCGCACCGTGCGCGGCTCGGCTTCCTGCCGGGCGGCGCATCCCGCCAGCGCGAACACCAACCCCAGCACCTGCACCACCTGCACCTTTCGGCTGCACCTGCCGGAAATCGCTGCACCTGCAGTCTTTCGCCACGCCTGCAGCTTCATAGCCCCAGCTCCTTGTCGATGACCGCCTCTGCCGCTGCGCACTGATCACCCTCGGCGCGCTCCTGCTGCAGGCGCTGCGCGGCGGCGAAGCGCTGGCCTGCCTGCTGCTGAGCATCGACAACCGCCTGGGCGGCCTTCGCCTGGCGCTGCTCGGCCTGATCAGCCAGGCCGGCGATGGCCGCGTTCTGCTGGCCTACCAGGGACTCCAGGTTGCCACGGGCCGCGCGACAGGCCGTCAGGCCCTGGGCGGCCTGGTCGAGCTGAGGCCGGTAGTGCCCGGCGGTCAGCCAGACACCGCCGGCGGCGCCGAGGCCGACCAGAAGCAGGCAGGCCAGCGCGACCGATAGAACGCGGGCCGAGATCACGACAGCACCCTCTTCGCCCGCTCCCACAGCGCCAGGCGCTCCGCCTGGCCGTTGAGCCCGCCGTTGATGCGCCGAGTGATGGCGGCGAACTCGCCCCGGTCGGCCAGTTCGTTCAGGCCGTGCGTCGACCACCACCAGGCCGCCGAGATCGCCGCCCACTCCGGTTGCTCGAGTAGTTCGGGTTCCTGCTCCAGCGGCTGGCCCAGCCCGGTGCCGGCGGCGCGGTAGTTCGACCGGCCGGTGATCTGTAGCAGCCCGCGCCCGCGGTATCGCCAGCCGTCGCCCGATGCCTCGTCGCCATTGCCGTTGCGCGAGGCGTAGGCGTTGTTGGCGATGGCTCGGGGGTTGCGCGCCAGGCGCTGCGCCAGGGCGTTGGGCTGGCCGTCGGCATCGCGGTACCGGCTCGGCCAGGTCGCCGCCAAGCCGCGCGCGCTGTAGTTGAGGTTTTCCACCAGGCGGGTCAACTGGCCGCTTTCGTGGCCAACTTGGGCGAGGAACGCAGCCGCGCGCACCGGCGACGTGATACCGAAGCGCGTCATCCCGCGATTCAGCGCACCAACAAAAACGCCGGCTCGAGGGCCGGCGTTCGGGAGGATATGCAGCAACTGCTGCTCGGTGATGGGCATTTCCTGTTGCCTCCAGGTAGCGGTTTCTTGACTTTCAACGGATAATGCGGCCTTTACCGAAAGACAAACATTATCCAATATTCATAGAAGGAATACGGAAATGGATTCTAAAAATGAAAAATACGAACACGACCCTTTCTCTAATAATCCTCCGAAAGAATACAACATGACTCCGCGCATGGCACTATTTTCGATAGCGCTTGTATTAACAACACTATCCATTGCGTACATATCTTTATAGAATCAAAAATATGAAATAAATACACATGGAATTAATTTAGAAAATGAACGGACTGGCAACTAGAATAGTTTTCTCGATTTTAATAATAACAACATTTAACTCTTTTGCAGAATCATCAGGCAGCAAAACATACTGCCCGTCAATTGGTGCTGCGCCAAGAACACCACACGCAAGTGCGGATCAATATGCAACATCTGGAAAATTCTCAATCAGCAAAGATGGAATAGCTCTGTTTGACTATGGAGAAAGCTATGGCGGCCTAGGGAAATGGGCCAACCCATATTTCAACTCCAACTACGCAAACGCACTGTATAGAGACTGGATTAATACCGGATGCACAGACAGAGATTTAAAGAAGAGATTTCTAACTGTTGCTGACTGGTACGTAGATTCTGCCGAGATACGACAAGGAATGGCAGTATGGCCATACCCATTTCACAACGACCATTTTGACTTAGACCCTGGCTGGATATCTGGAATAGGTCAAGCTCGAATTGCGGGTGTCCTCTACAGGGCATATGCAGTCAGCAAAAAAGCTGAATACAAGCTAATTGCAGATGAGGCTATGGAAACCTATCAAAGAGAGATTAAGGATGGCGGGGTTGTAACTTATGAAGACGGGGTGACATGGATAGAAGAAGCCCCTGATCATAATGGACGAAGCTACAAGATACTCAACGGCCACATTACAGGACTAACAGGAGTAATTGACATATATGAAATTACGAGAAATCCTGAATGGAAAGCCCTTATTGATAAGGCTGTAGCTGCCGTAAAGAGAGACATATCGAAGTTTGATGACGGATTTATATCTCTGTACTCAATGGACATGCCTACCGATAAGCGCAGAATGGCAGAGCGAGGTGGCTACAACTCTCTTCATGTCGAGCAAATGCTTTGGCTGTACGAACACTTCAACGATCCAATTTTCCTGAAATGGGCAATGCATTTCCAGTCATACGAGAAAAATACAGATAGATACAGCGCATCTTACTCTGTAAATGCAAAAACAAATGGCCCTGAAAGAGCAAAGGCCCTTATGGGCGGCTCCGCCTGGACGGCAAATGAGTTCCCAGCAACTTTCACTATAGAGCCAGAACACCCGGAAATCTACAAAGGTATTGCTTTTGACTCTCTTGACTTGGAGCGCCGGCCTTATGATTTCACAGTAAAGGCGAAGCTCAAAGGGAAAAATGTGTCAGTCGTAAAGATAAAGAATAATGAAAAACTATGGGATGACATACTTTTTAAGTCGCCAGTAAAGGCAGATAAAATAGAGATAGAAATAGAGAAAGGGTACAGAATTGTTGCACTTGCATCTATTATGCCAATAAAGAAAGAATTTGGTCTTTCCACGGTAGTTAACCAGTGCAACTACAGGCCTGTTCCTATCTCTGGTAGCAGAGAGGTTACCTACACATTCTATGATGCATTGGACAACAATGACAGCACTTCAATGCCTGTACACTGCGACGGATGGATGATCATCCCTTCAAGCGGCATGAAAGAAATAGCAATTAAGGCTGCGGGCTACACTGGATCAAAATTCAAGATAAGCCAAAGTGACGACTTAAAATCATGGAGAGATACCACTGTTAAAAGCAGCCCAACTGAGCATACCGCCAAATTAAATTCAAAGTTCACAAAAATAGAATTCGACAGGCTAACAAAAGAAATAAAAGAAATTACATTTCGATAATTAATAGGTCGCCTCAAGCAAGAGGCGACCATATTTAAATTACCATGCGATTTTTTGGCGATAGCTAGCGGGCTGTAGAGCAGTAAAATCAAGGCTTTCAGACGTTCCGATTCGCACGAATTCGCATCGATTGGTACAAAAACTGGTACAGGATCAGCGGTCCGCCTCGTAGGCCGAAACCCAAATCCAGACGCCCCTCGCTTCACCTTAGGCGTAGGCTGCTGCTAAGGGATGGGCATGGCGATTCACTATCCAATGACTAGCATGAATGAAGCGCGCACCATGACGCACCACGTTTTAAGGAATGGAGAAAGGCAATACGCATGAATAGGACCAAGCTTCCGTTTTCAACCGCCCCATACATCCTTTTCCTTCTTCTATTCCCAGGAACGATTCTTTATTACGTAGCGACTACAAATGGACTGATCCCGGCGCTTATTACAGGATACTTTGGAAAAACATCCGCAGCCGCGCTCTCAATACTTGCTCCGCTATATCTGTGGACCACACTCAGAACAGGACGAATAGCTGTAATTGATCTGACGTACTTTGGATTCCTTCTATTCTTCCTGTGCGTCGTAGTTCTCAACAGCGAAGAAGATAGCTATATCTTCACATGGCACATGGTTTCAATCGCACAATGCGCAGCCGTTTTCCTTATATGCAAGGGTGTTTTCAGAGTTGACCGACTACCGGGGCTAGCTCTTAAAACTGCGTGGATTGCTTCATCAGCATGCATTCTTATATTTACTGTAGACGGAAGATTCTCGCTTAGAGAACTCCCCAGCGACGTAGATAAGATACCGGGATATCAAACCTTCGCTCTCTGTTACTTGCTGCTTTCGGTTGCTCTTGTTACAGGAGTGCGATCACTGCCTACCAGATGCATTGCGCATGCTGTAGCGATAGCCTGCCTTTACATAAATGGTGCGAGAAGCGAATTCATTGCATACGCTCTATTTGCGGCAACCTACGAGTTTCTGTCGTCAAAAAACAAGGGACTCCCCATACTTGCCCTTATCATAGTTGCAGCAGGATCAGTGGCAACAATTAGCTCTGGAATAGTGGAGATTCCAGATAGCCGAGTAGCAAATCTGCTTGATCTTCAGCATGACAATTCGAGCAATGAGCGGAGTCGTATAGCATATGAAGGACTAAACAAGATAATGGAAAGTCCAATACTAGGGAACTATGGAAAATATGAAAAAGGCGAGTACATACACAACATCCTTTCAGCATGGAATGACCTAGGACTATTCGGATTCTTGTTTATACTCATAATCTCAATAGGCCCTGCCGCAAAACTAGGAATAAATATAGCACTCGGGCGCGCGCAGACTAATAGAGAAATATCTGCATTCTCAATTCTGGCAGTTACAATAGTGCTTCTGCTTGTCGGAAAATACTTTACATATCTTTTACTGCCAGCCGCACTTGGTCTTTACTCATCATCCAATCTTAAAATCGAGGATAATTAAATGCTTCGCACAATTGCCGGCCAAACAATAAAAGTGATATCAATAGCAGCATTCATCCTTGTGCTTTTTATAGCGACATACTATCAGGACATTTAAAATAGGCCTGGGCCAGAAAAGCGCCCAGACCTAAATATCAAATATCATCTAGGCTAGCAGACCAGTGAAGACGAGCGGAGCCTCCAGCCGCGAACGATCCGCTGGGCGCCATGATTGCAGGCCTGATGCTGTTCGGCTGCACATTGTACGCAATCGCCACAGGGGTGATTGACCCGATTGCGCTCTGATCACCGCCCGACTGACTGGAAACCTGCACGCTAACGTTGGGTATCTTGGAGTATGGGTAGCGAATGGTCTGAGCTGGGGCTGCAACCGTAGCGGAAGCCGTAGTAGTCACGTTCACCGCGCCGGACTGGTGCATCTGCCTGGTCGGTATGGCGGCATTCTTCGAGGTTGGATACAGAAGGTACGTACCACTAGGCCCATATACGCCGTCAATGATCAGATAGTTACTGTTCAGAGTTGCTGCAACTTGGTCGTCTGCGAAAAGGAAACACTGCATCGCAACAGGCGCCATGTGGACATGCATGCCGTCGATGTTAACACTACACGGGAGCGGACTATTGCGTCCGCGCAAGAACAGCACCTTTGTCGATCCTGTGGCATTCGGCAGTTCGAATGTATTGTTTCTCGCGATGATCAGCAGCGCTTCGCGCTGGCTCGTCCCTGGTGAAATATGGATGATGCCGAAAGACGCACCGTTTCCGTAACTGATAAAACGATTGTTCTCGATTGTATACGTCCCGCCATACACTTCGGTCCCGTATAGAGCTTCGCCCGAAACGCTCGAAACGCCATAGATAGTGCTGTTACGGACGGTGGCGTCTCGTCCTTGAAGAATCACCCCGTTCCGAAACTCGCAGTTGTCGTATGTGATTTTGTCGGCGTTGCCATGCATATCTCCCGCACCAATATCCGAATCGATATCGATGCCCTCTATATGCATACCGTAAATCAGTCCGTTACGGTTGGGCACGCAGCACACAGCGTCCATTCCGCCGAGCGCGACAGCATGCCTGGTTGCCGCTGCATAACCACCGTACACCGAGAAATTATGGCAGTTCGAGATAGTAATCCCATATTCGTCATTGACTGCCGGCGATCTGTTCGGGCTTGAAACCGCATTGATCGAAACGTCAAAGCATCGTTCTACTTCTAGCCCTGTGTAACGCGTGACATCGCTAGCGTAGTAGTTGGAAACCTTAACTCCATCACCGAAAACCACCCTGAACGGCGCAATAGCATATGTGTCCGATGGCGAAAAATGCATCTGATCGACAGACACGCGCACGCCGCGCATGCGGTATACGTCTACCTCGGAGAACAGGTACACCGACGAGCTGTTTCCGTAGATCGTGACAGTGCTACCGCTTACCGAATGGACTTTCCACATCTCGCCAGCGCGATACGGATCGCGATCAGCCAGCCAAGATCCGTTGGCGGGGTTGTACACGATGACCACGTCGCCAGGGGCTAGGTCTGGCGCAGCGGCAAATGTCAGCGTGCGAGCGCCTTTAACCACGCTCACGGACAGATCGCCGATTTGCACAAGCTCACCCTGCGTCAGCATGCAGCTACCTGGGCCATCTGCGAGGCTGAAATCTACGCGGGTAGCATAGCCATCGCCGGTATACCGAATATCCCGCTCAGCGAGAGTTCCGCGATTCATGACGTAGTGCCCGCCCGGCGCATGCACATGCGGCGCCCCGGAGTTGATCGCCGCTTGATACGCCGCCCAGTCGATACTGTCGGTCAGCGCAGTGGCGTGCGGATAGACCGCCTGCGCCTCGGCGAGCGTAGCGAACCGCTCTGACAACGGGTGATAAGCCCCGTCTGCGATAGCGCCGTAGTCCTTGACGTTCGCAGTATCGTTCAGGCGGTCGGCTACGGTGCGCTCGCGATAGCCGATCATCCCGGCGCCAGCGCTGGTGGCCAGGGTGGCTTGCAGCGTCCGGTCAACCTGGGCCACCAGCAGGGGTTCGTCGGCTGCCCAGTTGCCGGAAAGGGTCACGGGGAACGATGCAGGACGCTTGACGCTGTAGATGTTGTCCCCGCGCTGGATCAGTTGGGTCGGACGATCTACGGTCAGCGGCGAGCCGTCGACATATTCAAGGAAGCCTGGCTCGAATCCTTGAGCATCCAGCCAGTCATTGAACTGCTCTTCATACCCCTTCATCGTTGGGCGAAGAACGCCGAAACGATCATTCCACGTGGTATTCACCCGGTCGTTCATCGCCGCGTCGAAGTTCTCGGCGTTGTCGTACAAGTCGCGCGGGTCTTTGGAGCCAAGCGGATTGCCGGTGGCGTAGGTCGTCATGCAAATTCTCCGGGCGTGAAAAAGCCCGCTCTATTGGCGGGCTCTGGATTTGTGTGTGCGGTCAGTTGGGGGCGCTGGCGTTGTCGAAGGTGTAGACCCTGGGGTCGTAGTTCACCGCACGAACAGATGCCGCGGTATTGCCGTTTGGATCGATGGAACTGATCAGGGCCGGGTATGGATTTCCCAGCAGCAGGTGCGGCGGCTCGATCTCCCAGGAAACATCAGGGACGAAGTCGATGCTGGGAATGCTCAGCCGGTAGTCGTCGATCCGAGATGCCGGGTATCCGCCGGAAACCGTTCCGTCTGGGCGCCGCAGGTACAGCGCTGGAGAGTTCAGCAGCGACCAGTCAAGCGGCTCGCTGGACTCGATCAGGACCGAGTTTCCCGAGATCACGAACGATTTCAGATATGCGCTCTGCGCCAGGCCAGGGCCGGGGACATCGCCGGCGAGGGCCACGTAATCCCAGAACTCGCTGTTCAGCGCGTCGAGGCCAGTTTCGAACGAATACTCGGTTCGCCGGTATCGCTGAGCCATCCGGCGGCGCATCCCGTAGCGCCAAGCGCGATCGCGGTTTGTGACACCAACAGCCGTGATCTTCTCGACCTTCCTGCCAACATCGCCGGGCAGGCGGCACTGGACGGTATCTTCGATCCAGCCGTTGGCATTGACGAACTCAACATCGACTCCGTCATAGTCGTCCTCCGACGGAGCGCTGATGCTGATCCTCAGCGGACCATCCATGTTCTGCGGCGAGTACATGTGCCCGAATGTGGTCCTTGGTTCGTCTCGGGCTGCGGAGATCACGCCGCGCTTGATCGTCTTCTCCGCATACCCGGCGGCAAGCACATCGTCCATGACCTGCGCGACCGTGACCTTACCGTCCTCGTAGATCATGTCGAACGTGTCGCCACGGACCTTCCAGATGGCGTCCAGCCGATCAAGTTCTTCAAGGTCGAGGTCGGCGTCTGTGTAGCCGCGCTCTTTGGCGATGTAGCAGAGGAACGGGACGATGTCTCGCGTTGCGATCTCGGGTGTCCATGCACCGTTCTGCCGAGTCGGTAGCATGCGAGTAGCTTCCACCGAAACGCGGCTTTCGGTCTGCGCTGCGATACGGTCAGACGACCGATACCTGACGGCCATTGTCGTGACGCCGGCGTAGGACGATGGAGCCTGGAGGCGCGCGCGCATCCCGTACCACTGGGTGCGGTCTCGGTACTCGGATGTTGAGTTGCCGCCCTGGTTGACGAACACTTTTCTGATGCGAAACTCGGGCCTCATCATGTACGGCAGCGGGATGCCGTCCGTAAAACCCTGCTGGTCGAGAGAACTGCCAGCATGGTTCTTGCTGACCGTCGTCCATGCGCCGCCGATGGCCATGTCTCGCCACTGGATGTCGTAATAGGTGCGGATCTGGTAGATCTGCCCTTCCCTGCCTACGCCGCACAGGCCTTCCGGACAAAACACGTCGATCTCGACGAAGTTGGTCTTCTCCGACACAGGGCACGCCGGGAAAGGACCGCGCCAGCCCCCTTCTAGGCTGGTCGGATCGATGGTGACTCGGGACGTAGACGAGTTGAGAGCGGTGAATCCTGGCCAGTCAACATCGACGCCACCCGCACTGGTCAGCCGCTCGACTGTGAGTTGCTGCGCGCTGTACGCCGTGATCCGATAGCGCAGTCCGCGCGGGCCGATTGCGGCGCTGCCGGACCCGGTCTGGAGCGCATTCGCCGGAGAACCGTTGCTGTAGTTGAGCGTCATCGACGTGGAGGTAATGTCGTTCACCAGGTAGAGGCCGCCGTTGGTGCCAACAACCTCGATCTCGTCTCCGATATCCAGGCCCAGTTGCGCGATGTCACCGGTCACGACATCGCGGTCAGAACCGCCGCCATCGTTCACCGAATAGGGGTACATCGCCTCAACCCGCAGGATCGTCCCCGCAACCCAGTCAGAGGGGAACGACCCGGCTCCGGCAGAAATGATGATGTTCGTTCCGGAGAACGTGAACGTAGTTGCCGACGGGTTCGGGGTGAGATTGGAGCTCTCGGTCAGGTCCAGGCCGGCATTACCAGTTGAGCTCGCACCAACTTCCTCAACCAGGTGCCACCAGACCGATGCCGGGTGCCCGCTGACGTTCTGCCCTGGTTCGAAAATCTGGAAAGAGGCATCAGCGCCCAGTGCCAGGAACGACGTGTCACCGATTTTCGCTGCCCCTTCGGCGATCTGGAACCGACCACGGCCAATACACAGGAGCATTTCGGTCCACTGCTCACGCGGACCGGCGAAATACTTCCGGGGCGGCAGGATGTAGTCTGGATAAATCAGACGACGACCAGCGACTTCGCGGATCGCATCGCCGAGTTTTACCTTGTTCCCGCGCGCGCTGGTTTCAGAGAGCGACGCGCCCTGCCCGGGGTTCGTCGGCATGCCGGGCAATTGAGGCATGAGCATCCGAAAAACGGATTGCGCACCTTTGAACAGCGCTGCCGTGATCGTGAACGGATCGGTCCCGCGCGGCAGCTTGTAGATCCGAACGATGTCGCCGCGGTCGATGATGCGCTCGGCCCACTCGCCGGGGTGGACGAACTCCTCATGCGCCTTTTTCTGCTTGTCGGTCAGGTCACCGCAGAGCGCAACCTCGGCGGGGACAACACCGATGGAGAACGGGTGGACATCGTGGCAGCGGTACCCAGGAGAATTCGCGGTCAGCCAGGCATGAATCGTCATCCTGCGGCCAATCGGATGCCGCTCCAGCGGTTCTCCGTCAAGAAGTGATGGGTAGATTTCGATCACGGTAGAAGACCACCATTGAATATTTGTCGGAGAACTTCTGGAGCGGGGTGAGCGACACCCCGCTACCCGGGTTGATTTCGAGAATCCGCAGGCGACCATCCACCTCGACCAGCAGACCTACGTGATCGAGCAGACGCCCTCTATAGGCCGCGGCGATGACCCCAGGTCCTGGCTCGCATTGCTCGAGCGCGCGCTGGATCTCCATATCGCACGCCCGCTGCATCGAAACCGGGGTGAGTCGCGTGACACCACCGAAGTCGGTCAGCATCGGCAGTCCGAACAGCTCAACCCGCGCTATGAGCGTCAGGCCCCAGCAGTCCAGGCACGGCAGGGCCCGCCCGCCCTCGGTATAGATGGCGGTGAGGTATCTGTTCGGCATGGGATCAAGGCCAGTATTTGAGTCCGGGGAACTCGCTGACGTTGTAGATGTGGCGCAGCGCGGCGGTGTTGATGAGGTCGTAGTAACCGGCCTCGACCTGAACAGTGAGACCCTCGAAACCCGGCGTCTTGACCCTCATGCGGTATGGCCGCTCAGCGGGCGCTGTGAGATCGCTCTCTAGGTACATCCGCAGGATCAGGGTCACATACTCGCCAGCCTCCAGGGCTTCGTTGATACGCTGCTGGGCGAATCCGGTCACGTTGTCGATTGCGAATCCGACGTTCTGGTTTCCGCTGTTGTCTCGCTTCGGAATCGATACGTCGATAGCGCCAGCGATGAACGTAAGTAGCCGCCCGTCTTCGGTCATGCAGGTGATGTCGTCATAGCCCTGGCAGATGAGGATAGGCTCCGGCCACGCCGGGCATGACAACTCGACCGTGGCGAGCTTCAGGTCTTCACCGCCGGAGGCATAGAAGCGCTCAAGAGCCGTCGCCATGTCGAGGCCACTCCCTGTTCATCGCGATGTCGAAGATATCCGCGAGGAGGATGTACTCGGGCAGAATCTCGGCCCACCCAGGATCGATGATCGAGCGCTCTCGCATCACGACGGTTGCGTTGAAACGCCAGTGGTCGCGCCCGACGAGATAGCCACCGTCGTAGATCCCCTCGAAGTGCAGGTGGCACGGAACAATGCCTTCTTCCGTTCTGAGCTCACACTCGAACCACTTGACGCCGTCTTTCAGGACGTCTCGGTACCACCCCTTGAACAGACGCGCCTGCTCAGCGGTGAACAGCCAAGAAACCTCCAGAGCAACCGGCACGCCGCTGAAGTTCCGTCGATAGCGTGCCCGGCCGCTCTGGAGGGCGGTTCTGGCCATTGGTTCAACCGTCTTGAAGCCGTACCCCTCCCTGAGCGGAAAGGGAAGGCCATCAGGCCATTTGATCATCGCCCTGCCCTCTTGAATCCATAGGCGCCTTCGATTGCTTTCGGGTAAAGCCCCTGGCCAGACGAAACCTTGTTGGCAAAGTCCTGTTCGACCGCATCGAGAGTTACTCGCAGGTTGTTCCCGTCCATGGTGGCGGTGGCGGAAACCGGAGGACCGTTGTTGATGATCTGCAGGCTGATCTGCGGCGAGCCCTGCGCGGTGGCGTCGCCGTTGCTGATCACCTCGCCTCGCGTGTTCGGCAGCATGTACTGCCGGCCATTCGCAGCCTGGAATACCTCTGGCGCGCCGTTCTCGTTGATCCGGTACATGCCACCAGCCCCTACGGGGCCTCCGTACTGTCGGCCACCAGCGAACATGCCAAGCATCGCCGGGATAGCGGCCGCCATTGCGGTAAGGCCAGCCGTTGCCGCCCCACCGAATGACGCAACCGAGGCGGCAGCGGCGGCTGGCGCGTAGGCAGAAGCCATAGCTGCACCTGTCGCCGCGGCTGTCGTCGCCGCAGCCGCCTGCTGGGCCTGCCCCATGATGAAGTTCTTCGCCTGTTCGATGCCGACCTTGACGAGGGCGCCCACGACCTGGTTCAGCATGGCGCCGGCCAGTTGCCGCATGGCGTCAGCACCGTTGTTCGCCCCGGTTATCAGCCCTGTCAGAGCGTTCGTGCCGGCCTGCTGCACCTGATCCAGCGTTGCCATGATCATCTCGTTGCCGGCAGCCTGGCGGCGGAATCGCTCCTCCTCCAGTTGCTTCATCGTGGCATCGTGCTGTTGCTCTGCCTGCGCCTTGAGCTCCAGGTAGCGCTGGTCCTCGAGCAACTTGGCCTCGTTCAGCTTTTTCAGATTCTCCAGTTCGGTCTGGTAGCGCTGGTCTTCGCCGGCGATCGGGTCCATCTGCCCCAGCAACTGCTTGTTGGCTTCGACCTGTTGCGCTTCGTACAGAGCTGCGGCGAGCGCGCGGACCTGGGCGACCTGCTCCGGCGTGGCGAATGGATTAAGGCGAGATTGCGCCCCAGCTTCTGCCAGTTCCTTTCCCTTCAGTCCAGCCTGTGCCAGTTGCTGGGAAAGGTCTCCGATAGTCTTCTCATTGTCCAAGGCAGCGCGACGCTGATCCTCCATCGACTTTTTGACCGTAGAGGCGGTATCAGAGGCTGACTTCTTCTCTTGCTTCCGCGCTTCGCTGTTGCGGAATATCTGGACAGCGAGACGCTCCGCCTCCGCGATCTCCTCTTTTGTGGCATCAGCACTGAGCTTTTTGCGCGCGGCAAGCTTCGCCCGTTCTTCACCCGCGAGAGCAGATAGTTCAGCCTCGTCGCGAAGATTCTGGAGAGCCTTTGTATCCTCCGGGTTTGCCTGGCGATCCGGGCCATTACCAGATGGGGATGAACTCTTTTTATCTAGGGCTGCGTCGACGTCTGAACGCTTTTTCTGTAACTGGTCAAGCTCCTGCGTAAGCTCCTCGACCGCGCCCTGGATACGCACGGCATCTTCAGCATATCGATTGGCCCTTCGACCAGAGCCTTGGGCTTCTTTTGCCGCGAACGCATAGTTTTCCCCAAGCAGTTTGAGCTTATCGCTCACTGCTTGGATTCGCTTGTCGATGTCCAGTTGTGCAACCTTCAGCTGTGCCTGTCCAAGTTTTTCAACGGACAGGGTTAGAAGGTCCGTAGGCTCTTTCGCCTCCCGTGCATTCGTTGCAAATGTTGCGATCGCGGTTGCTGCCAGCAGAACAACCCCAAGCGGTCCGCCGAGGAACGCCATTGCCGATCGAAGGCCACCCATCACCACCGTCCCGGTGGTTGCTACACCATTCAGCGTTGCTTGAGCAGCCGTTAGCGCTCTTGTGGCGGCCAAGTCGCGTTCTTTAGCGGCCAGCAGCGCGTTTAGAGCTGTTGCGTGGGCATTTGAACCCCTGGCAGCATTCAAGTCCGCCTGAGCCAGAGCGACAGCCGCGGCGGCGGCGGCCTTCTCTGCCTCTGCCCGCCTCAGTGCACCTATAGCAGCATTCCGATCAGCTGCTATCTGCTCAAGCGTTGCCCGCAATCTTTGCACTTGGGCCGCACCTGCTGCATACAGGGAGGTAACTAGACGCCCAGCCACAACAGAGGCCAGAGAAGCTGCTGCGACTGTTGCAGTGTCGAGAAATGCTGCCATTTTTTCCGAGTCAAGCCCGAACTCAAGAAGCGCATCAGCAGCCGAAATAAGACCATTGGTGAAGGTTTGAAGGGCACCAGTCTGGTCTTCCAGCGAAACAAGGACTTGAGTAAATGCAGTCCGAATCCTGACCCCTGCATCGGTCAGGTTATTGGACATGCCGGCGGCTGCCTTTGAGTTCTCTTCCAAGGACTTACGTAGACCCTCGGTGAGCATTTGCGCCGTTAATTGCCCTGCGCACCAAGACTCCTGACTTCCGCCCCGTCTTACCTGCAGCGGCGCCGATATCCTCAATAACAGACGGAACTGCACTGGAGATTGTTTCCCATTGGTCAGCCGAAACCTTGCCGGTGTTGATTGCCTTGGAGAACTGGCTGATCGCTGCCTCTGCTGCATCCGCCTTGGTCGCATTGGTCACGAATGCATACGACAGCGAATCCATCACATCCAGTGCAGACGTTGTGTCGTATCCGAGAGCTTTCAGGCCTGCAGAAGTGCGGATGTAGAGTTCCTGCGCCTCGGAGAGCGCTCGGTATGTCCCGTTGGCGGTGCGGAGCAGTCTGGCCTGTACGTTTTCATACTCTTCCTGGCTTGCAGACGCCAGACGAACCCTGTCAGCCATCTCCTGATAGGACTGGACCATGCTGGCCATCTCGCGGAGCGCTGACGCCGCGATGATCGTCTTAATAGCCGACGAAAGCTTGGTGACAGTCGTGTTGAGACGTGCCGCCTCGCTATCAGCACGCCGCATGGTTGCCTGCATCTGATCCAATGAACGGTCAGCAGCATTCGTGCCGTTTACAAGGCCAGAGGTATCCGCCTCGACGGTGTAGTAGATGCTGCCGACATTCTCAGCCATCAGGGTGCTCCTTTCGCCCGCGCTTTGCGCTTGGCCTCGATCTTGTCGAACCACTCCATCGTCGCGTCATGCTCTGCCGCGGTCGGGGCTCTGGCGCCCGGAGCGTTCGATTCGGTTGGGGGGTATTTCGCGCGCAGGGCGCCGATCAGGCCGGTCATGGTCATGGACCAAGCTTCGCGCTCGCTCAGCCCCAGGTGCGCTATCGCCGTCGCGACGTACTCCCGCGCAACGAATTCCCCCGAGTAGTTCGGCTCTTCGTCGTGGCGCCGAGGAAGCGGCGGAAGCGCCCCGGTGACGCCGTGCTTCAGCAGGCAGCGCGCGAGAGGCACAAGGTGCTCGACGTCCGCAGTTCCTGGCCGGTAGACCAGGTCCTGATCGTAGTAGCCAAACACGTCGGACAGGTCCTGCTCACTACAGGCCATCACCACGGCCAGGGCGTCCGCGAACTGGTCCGCCTGATGCTTCTCGGTGATCGGGTCGCTCATGACGCGCGCGAAGACGTCGACAATCTCGGCCGGCGTACCGAGCTGGGTCATGGCGTACAGGGACGGCCGCAGGAGAAAGAACTCCCCGAGGCCGTGTGTACGCCTATCTCACCGATCTCGGTGAGGATCACGGCGCAGTAACGGTTACCGGAACGGTGACGCTCACCGACGGACGCGCCGCGCTGGTGATTTTCACCGTGGTGGTACCGACATCAACACCGGTCACCAGGCCGGTCGAGCTCACGGTGGCAATGGCCGGCGCCGCGCTTTCGTAGACCAGGCCAGGAGCCGCACCGGTCGGGGATACAGCGGCGGTCAGTTGCTGGGTGGCGCCTTCGGCGATCGAGACGGAGGTCGGCGAGACAGTGATGCCCTGCACCAGCGGGATGACCGTGACAGTTGCGGTATCGGTGACGCCCGGGGCGACGCTGGAAGCAGCGGTGATCGTGGCGGTACCGGCCGACAGCGCGCTCACCTCGCCGGTAACCGCGTTCACCGCAGCCACGGTCGGCGCACTGGAGGTCCAGCGCAGGCCTTGCGGAGCGCCAACAGGCAACACGACGCCCTCGAAGTTGAAGCCCTCGCCAACGGTCAGCGAGAGAGTCTCCGGCACGACCTGAATGCTGGTCGGGTCCGGCGCATCCGCGTCAGGGGTGTCCTCGACGATCAGGCCGAAGTCCGAAGCGGTCGCCGAAGCCTCGAAGCTGTAGGTGGTGACATCGTCGTACGGCGCTGAGCGACTGAGGTTGCTGATGAGCATGAATGCGGTGAAGGTCAGGTCCGGGAAGGTCATGCGCATCCAGACAACAGGCTGTCCGCCGGTCGCGTCCGGCTTCACGACATGCTTCGTCAGGTCGATCAGGTTCTGCGCGCCAGCACCCGAGGACTTCACGGTACCGTCACCGGAAATGGTCAGCGTCTGGAAGCTGGCTAGGTTCTCCCGCAGTGCGCCAACCGAGTCGGAATCAGTCGCGTCGATGGTGTCCCACTCGACGGTGAATTCCTTCGTGCGGAGCGACCCGAAACGGAGCCAGTCAGTCTCCGCCGGCAGCGCATCGCCGCACCCGATGTAATACTCGAGCACGACGTCGCGGCCCGGAAATTTGAGCTTCTTGCAAGCCATGTCTGGCCTCCTGATTAATAGAGAACTTCAAGGTCCAGGCTGTACCAGGCCCGGTTTTCGGTGGTGTATCCGGGCCCTATCGGCTCGCCGATTGCCCGAACAGATGCGGCGCCACAGGGGACGCTGTCACCAAGCGCTGCCTGCGCCAGGGTCTCGATTGAGTTGCCGACGTCGACAACGTGTTTCCGGACGCCCTTCGGGCCGAGGAGGATCACCTTGAACCGCAGGCGACGAATGTCGACCTGAGCCGGGGGCCGCCGGTTTGCTGGATCGCTGCGATGAATGCCGAGTCGAGCGAGGGGTGGTCGACCCACATCCCGCGGCTGTACTGGTAGCCCTCGCCTAGGATCGAAGCCAGCCAATCCTGGAAGGCGTCGTAGGGGGTCATACGCGGTAGGTCCTGCGGAGGATGGCCGGGATTGCTGGAATGATCTGGTCAAAGCCCTTCGTGAGAAATTCAGGCTCCGCGTTCGGGTCCCAGTAGTCCCCCGGCCAGGGTCGTTCTCGTCCCGCGGCTGGCCGGCGAGAGTGCCTGGCGCTTCGTGGACTGCTGCCGCGTAGGCAGCGGTGTAACCGACGCTGCCCTCGACCCCGTTTGGGCCAACAGTGATCTGGGGGCCGTTTGGCTGTTGACCAGAGTCGATGTGTCGATCGGTGTCATGGTCTGCGCCATTGTCGCTCCCTGGCTCAGCACCTCATAAACAGCGCGCTCGGAAACACCGCCGGCAATGTTCTCGACAGCCACACGAAGATTCCGCCGGACGCGGTCGATGCCTTGGATTGCCATGTCAGGTCACCAGTAAAAAGTCCGGCTGCTCGCCGAAGAAGGACATGTCCCAGTTCGTCACCGAGCGAATCTCTTCCCAGCCGTTGGAGCCGTCGAACTGGATCAGGTCCAGGTACTTCGGACGGCGGTCCTCGGTGTAGATCTGGTGGCGCGACACGAACTCGGCGCCGTTGTTGTCGCGAACCTGCTCACCTTTCGCGACCCAAGTGCAGGCAATCTCGAACTCTGGCCCGTAAACAGTTTCCTGGGTGGAGAGGTCTATATGCAGGAACGGCCGGATGGTAGCTGTGTTGGCGTAGCTCCAATTCGCTGTATTACTCATGGGTCACCACACATGCAGCCACCGCGCGCGATCCAAAGACCGCCGTGTGCGGTCTGGGTTGGGTTCGGGGGAATCAGCCCCGTCGCACATCCGTACTTGTCCAGGGCGTTCAGCAGAGCCAACTGCGCCTTCCAGCGATCAGCAAAGGCCTGGTACCGAAATGATCGAGAAGCACCGGATGGGGCCGTCTGGCTGCTGATGTACTTGTCGGCCTGGGCCAGCGCAAACAGCGCCAGCAGGTAGGCCTGAATCAGCAGCGCGGTCGATGCCGGGTAGTGGACATCCAGGCAGTCCTGGATCTGCTGCAATTGCTCGATCCACGCCGCGAGGATGAAATCGGGCACGTTGTCGATGCCCTGGCTCTGCAGGTACTGCCGGGCCTGTTCAACTGTGATCATGTCCGATTCCTGGAAGAAGAAGGCCCCATTTCTGGGGCTAGAAACGACGAAGCCGCCCGCAGGCGGCCTCTCGTCACGCACCGGTCACTCGGTTTTCGGCGGTCGCCCTCGGCGTTTCTGCTCGACATCCGAACTTGCAGCCGGCGTAGCTGCTTCGAGGACAGAATCACCGCCGAGGGGGCGCACGTTGGGTTTCAGCGACGGGTGAAGGTGCTCCAGTTCCACCACGTCGCCCACGCTTACGCCATGCCAGGCGCGGGTCACTTCGTAGCGCACGTCGCCCCCTTACGCCAGGTTGGCGCCGTAGATCACGCCGGACAGACCTTCGTCGTCCTTCTTCACCTGGATGCCCATGGCGCTCATGATCTGGAAGTTGTAGTTGACCTGCGGCAGCGGGCGCGGCAGCGGGATAACACCGGTAGCCATGCCGACTAGCGGGGACACCACGTCACGACGTCGCTGATAACCCAGGAACTCGTTGCCCGACAGGGCGAAGGTCTGGCGAACCTCGCGCGCCGGGATGAAGCGCATGACCGCATCGAGCACGGTGCCGGCCACTACCGCATTCGCACCGCCGCCCATGGTGATCATGTACGGCTGAGCGAGGTTGGCGTTGATTTCCGGAGAAACCCAGAGCACGTCGTAGGCGTCGACCTTGTTCGTGCGCGCGGCTTGGCCGAATGCGCCTTTGGTGAAGAAGTCGATGATCTGCTGCGGCGTGGCAGTGGTCAGGTCGATGTTCGCGCCGCCGGCGCCGGAGCCCAGGTTGACCTTGATGGTGTTGCGGTGATTGCGCAGACCCTGAGCCGGGTAGTTCTCGACCTGGATGTTGATGGCACCGTCCAGGGTGTAGGCAACGATCCGCTTGTTGAACTTGCGGAGTTTCGCAGCCTGCGAGTCCAGAACCAGGTCGATGCCGACGGTGCTCATGCCAGCGGCGTGGCGCCAGTTGACACCGTAGCCGGCGGTGAATACCGGGATCGGGTCGCCGTCGGAGTTGTACTCGGTGTGATCGAAGGAGTACGGGGCCTGGCCGTCGATGCTCACCGACACGTCATCGGCGATGTCGCCGACCACGTTGTAGAGTTTGGCACTCTTGCCGATCGGCAGAACGGTCTGCACCTGCAGGAGGTCGTTGACGATCTCCATGCCGGTCTCCTGGTTGCGGTACTGGATGATCTGGGCGTCGATCTCTGCCCAGAACTCACGACCCAGGCCGGCCAGCGCATTGCAGGCCAGCATTCCCGGGGTCATGGCGCCGCGGTGCTCGGCGAGCATAGCGGCGTTCTGGTTGTTCCAGATGTTGCGGTTGGCCTGCAACTCCTGGAAGTGGCCCATCAGGCGGGGATGGGCGGCGATTGCTTGCTGGGTGAGGAACATGTGTCCGTACTCCTATTAGGGCGCCGGGGCGGCGACACTGCCGACACGGAAGCGGATGCGGATGAAGTCGGTTTGGCCGGAGGCGATGACTGCATCGTCCTGGCTGTAACCGAGGACCGTGTCGGTATCGCTCGACGCGATGGCACCCTGGCCACTGGTTCCGAGTTTGATCGGCGTGTCCTTCTTGTAGGTACCGGCCGGGCACAGCACGGCGAGTTCGCGACCCTCTTCGACGTAGTTGCCCACGGCCGAATGGCCGACGGGAACCTCATCGCGGATGTTGAGTCCTTCGTGGTGAGCGCAGTCGATGACGTAGAGGCGGCCAACGCTGGCGCTTGCCTGGGCGAACAGGTCGCTGCCATTGATCACGGCGAACGTGCCGGGCAGGAGTGCCGCGGCGGTCTTGCGGGTTTCGGTCTTGAACAGCGACTTGCCGTCGATGTTCACGCGACGATAGCGAGACATGGCTTACTCCTTCGGCAGGTTGGCGATATCGGCGGTGAGACCGCCTTTGTCGGTGGCGGCATTGGCGCCCAGCGGAGCGGACTCGCCGCACTGCTTGAACATTTCCTTGAGCGCGTCGCCGGCCAGGCTGTTGGCGATGACCTCGCCGAACCTGGCCTTGACCGCTTCGCGCATGCTGTCTTCCTCGGCGCGCTGGTTGGCGGTCAGCGTGTCGGCCAGAGCCTTGTGATTGGCGACCAGGCCGTCGACCTTGTCGGCCAGGGCTTGATGATGGTGTCCGCCAGTTCCTTGATGGCGCTGGAGGTGTTGGTGCCGATTTCCTTCACGATTTCGGCCTTTTCTTCGGGGGTCAGGGGCATGTCGCCCTCCTTCTCAGGTTGATCAGGCCGAGCCTGACGATGGGTGAAAATGTTCTTGATGCTGTTGGCCACCATGGCGACCCAGGACTCTTGCCGGACAACGGGCTGGCCGGACTCGTCGAAGACAATCTTCCCTGCCTCGACCTTGTAGCCGTACACCTCGGTCACACCGCCGTTGAGGCTGATCACGGCCTGGGAATCGGTGAAATCGGCAACCCATGCGTACTGGTCGGGGCCGGAGGCGAATCGCTCCTTTGCGGCTCGGTCCAGGCGCTGCTCACGCTCCCGGTAGGACTCGCCAACCAGGGCGCCGGAGTTCGGCTGAAGCGGCACAGCCTGGTCCGCGTTCACCATGAGGCCGACGCCCTGCTCAGGAGTAGCCGCCCCTACTTCGTGCAGCAGGATCGCGTCATGGTCCATGCTCTGGATGTCGGCGACCCACTCCGCGCCTTGGGCGCGCTGGCTTTCGTTCGGCTCGATGCGGTTGAGGAATGCGGCAACGCTGGTATGGATCGGGGGAACGTCCTCCCCCTTCTCCAGCGCCTCGACGCGCTGCAACAGTTCACGACCGCCTTCCGTGGACTTGGCGAACTCGACGTCGACCCACTTCTCCATGTAGACCCGGTTGCCGGACTTCTTCACGTTTCGGTTCCAGGCGCCGATATGGCCGACGTTGATCCCTTCAGGGGAGAACGCCGAAACGAACTTCCCATCGACCATCGGGTGGCCGAGCGGCGCGAGCGTTCCCTCCAGGCCTGGGTAGTGCTTGTCGATCTGCTCGGCGGTGTAGAGACCACCGTTCATGACCACCCCGGCCGGCAGGGTGTAGCTCGGCAGAACCAGGTGTTCGCGCCCGTTGTAGGTCTCACGTCGAATACTGGCGCTGTTGACCTGGGTGGTGATGTTGACCTGCATGGGCATGGCTCAATCCTCTTTCGCCCAGGGCCCGCGCCCTTTGGCTTTCATGACTTGGTAGTTGCGGCGCGCGCGCTCGACGATGGCCGGGACAACCGGGTTCCCTTCGTCATCGACCAGTACCTCGACCTGGCTGCACTTGCAGTTGATCGAGTTTCCGTCTCGGCTGTACCAGTCCCTCACCTCATCCGAGGTGTAGAGCCTGGCGTGCCTGTCCGCATGGGTGGCCCTTGTGCTGGGGGACAGGGCCGACATGTGCATCAGCTTCGACTGGACGCCGTAATCGGCCTCGGCAGCGTCTTTCTCGTCCCAGCGAGCCCTTCGGAGTGCGGTAGTGACCTCGGTGCGGGCGATGCGATGGCCTCGACGCGCCTCGATGCCGGTCTGGGCGGTCAGGTCCCGTGCAATCTCGCGGGGATTCTTCCCGCGCCCCATGCCTTCGGCGAGGATGCGCGCCATGTCGGCCTTGACCTGGCCCGACAGCCCCTTCATTTCCTCGAACTCCCGAGCGCGAAGCAGCGCCATGCGCGCGCGGTAGGCGTCGGATCGGAGGAGCACATCCAGCGACTCCCGGCCAGCGCGATACGCCGGCGACTGCTGCGCCAGGTTGGCGTGGGTCTGCGCAGTCCCGCGGATGTAGGCAACCCCGACGTAGGACTCGAAGAACCAGAGGTCACGCTCCCCGCCCTCTTGCAGGATCTCGTCGACCATCAGGTTGGTGTCGGCGAAGATCGCGGAGAGAAGGGCCTGGTCGAGACGGTAGGTATACTGCTCGTTCACCACCGGTTGGGCCGGGATTCGATCCAGGGCCGCCACGTAGCCATCCCTGATCTTCCGCATGCGCCTGTCGAACTCGCGCATTGCGCCCCTTTCCAGGCGATCTACCCGGTCGGGTCACTGCTGCTCGCCGGTAGGATCGGTGCGCGCGGCATCTTCATCCTCCGGTTCGGTGTCAGGCAGCGGATCGCCACCCTCGAGCGGGTCGTATCCAGCTTCTTCGCGTATTTCCTCCGCCGTGAACACGGGCTCGCCAGTGCCGATCGCGGCGCTGTTGATCTCGCTCATGGTCTTGGAGTTGGCCAGGCGCTCGGCCTTGGTTGGAACGGTGAGGTCATCCCAGATTGCCGTGAACTCGGCCTTCAGCGGGACCACGCCGATGCGCATCAGGTGCCCGAACAGGTCGTTGATCTCGAACGTCAGTTCTTGCACCCGGCGCGCCTGGCATCTGGCGTTGTGGTACTTCTGATCCTCACTGCTCGCCCTTTCGCCGGTCTGCATGCCCACCAGGATCTTGGTCGGGATGTCGACGCCGGCGGCGGCGGTTTGCAGGTTGACGTTGTACGTAGGCCCCGGGTCCGAAACGGCGGACACCATCTGCGTAACGGTCGCACCCTGGGTTGGAAGCAGGACATCGTTACCGCGGTTTAGCTGACGCGCCGCCTCGTTGAAGCGTTCGTTGAGCGCATCGATCGTCACCCCGTAGGTGCTGGCGATCTCGCCGAGCTGAATCTCCTTGTCGAAGTTCAGCAGGAGTTGGCGTGCGGCGTTCTTCAGGAACGATTCGCCACTGCCTCCCTCGACCTTCTCAAGGCTGATGAAGGAATTGTAGGCAGGCTCCAGGAAGCCGATTGCATCGCCGGTCCAGTCGCCGAGGATAAACACCCGATCCGGATGGATATCCCGCACCAGGCCAGGGCGGCCGGCTTGGGAAGCCTCGGTGTATTCCCACATGGTGGGCTGCCCGTAGGTCTCGCTATCCAGCTTTTCGTCGAACGACTTCGGCTTAAGGCACCCAGCCCAGGCCGGGGTGACCTTCGCCAGGCCATTGACCTTGCCCGAAACAGGTCTATCCCAGGGCTGGCTGTCCCTTATGTGGAGGAGCAGCCCGGAATACCGACCCACCAAGCGGCGCCTGTCGGCTTCGGAGACAGCCCGCCAGAACCTGCCGCCTGCGATCAACGGCTTGTTCTTCCTCTCCCACTCGGTCTCGTCCTTGGAGCGGTCCTGATCGTCGCCCTCGATGACCTGCGGATTTGTCTTCCAGCACGTGGTGACGATCTTCTCGACCGCGCCATGGGCAATACCGCCCCGCCGGTACATGGTGTACAGGTCGTTGAACGTGATTTCCTGAGGGAAACCATACTCGCACCATGCCTGCGGCCGCTTGGCGTCATGGCCGATGCCCTGGTTCAGCAGGCTCATTCGCGCACGCGCGACAGCACTGCTCATCGCGTGATTGACCGCGAGGTCGAGTTTGTCAGTCATGGTCAGTCCGATTTCAGGATGAGGCCTGGCTTGTCCGTCTCGCGGACCAGTTCGACAGATGAGAGGTTGGGGTCGCGCCAGACCATCGTCCCTTCAGCGCCAGCGTTCTCGACCGCCACGGTGCGGGCGCAGGACGTGCAGCGAGCACGGACCACCATGGAGCGGCTGGTTGCGCGCTCCTTGAGGATGAAGATGGCCATCAGCGGGCTCCTGGTAGCAGCATACCGACCGCGCCGCGGCGCTTGATCAGCGGGCCCAACGCGTAGCGGCTCGCGTCCATGAAGTGGTTATTCTTGTCGATGATCTCGGTGAGCACGTCACCGGTCAGGCGGTCGACCTTGTAGCTGTAGAGCCGGGCCTCGCGCAGGAAGCCGGTACAGCGCACGTGAATGACAATTTCGACATAGCTGCGCAGATGCGCGATGCCGTCCTCGACGCTGCCTTGCCACTTCGCCACCGGCTCGATGCGCGGCAAGTTGGCGCGCTTGTGGTCGCGCCCCTTGCTCTTGACGTGGCTGATTGTCTCCGGCCTGGCCGAATCGGCCCGCACGGCATGCAGTTCGATGCCAGGCAGACGGTCGATCATGAACTGGGCGATGTCGTCGTTTTCGAGGCCGACCTTGCTGGCCTCATACTCGACCCAGAGCCGGCGGTCGTGCACCCAGAGCTTCACGCCGGCCGTGGGGTCCTGGCTGAACCCCCAGTCCAGGCCGTAGTAAGGGCCGTCCCAGCCCGGACCCGGCGTGAACTCGGCTACCCGGTACTTGCCGGACAGGATCTGCGCGTCGCTGTTCTCGCGGTAGGCACCATCCCAGATCCAGGCATAGGTCTGGTCGTCCAGCGTCTCCCGGTCGTTCAGGCGCTCCTGATCGAGGACATCGGGGAACCACGGGTTGTCCGTGTAGTTCAGCTCGACGATCTTGGCGCCGGCCGGCATGTTCTTCCGGAACCGGGTGTCGGTGGCGCTTCCATCGCGCTCCGGGTTCCAGGTGATCCAGACTTCGGAGTCGCACTCGCGGACCGTCGGCAGCAGCTTCTGCCAGGCGATCTCGCTGACGTTCTCGGCCTCATCGACCCAAGCGATGAGGATGCGCGCCTTCGACTTGATGCTGTCGAGGTTGTGGCGCAAGCCGGAGAACGAGAACCACACCCGCCGGTTGCGGGTGCGGATGAACTTCTCGCCGATCTCGAAGTAGGCGTTGAGCCAGGGCTCGGACCGGATCGCCTGCTTGACCTCCTCCATGGAGGAGTCTTCCAGGCTGTTCATGTACTCCCGGCCGCAGAGAATCTGCCCGGAGATGCCAGCCTCGGCGAACATGTAGGCTCGGATCGCCGCCATCTTCGCGAAGCTGCGGGTCTTACCGCTCCCCGCCCGCCGTAGGCGCCGCGGTACCGTGCTGGCCCGGAGAAGACCGGAATCAGCTTTGGTGGGAGTTCAATCCGTGCTTTCACCAGGTGCCACCAGTTCGATCATGGTCGGCATGGTGGGAATGGGCCCGCCGCCGGGGCCAGAGTGCTCGAACTTGTCGGTGAACACGCCGTGGTGCCGGCCGAGCAGTTCCAGGTTCTTCACCTTGTCCGGCCATTTGATCTTCTTGAGGATGCCGACCGCCGCGCGGGAGTCGCCCTTGCCCTCGAACATCTCGGCCAGGTCGAAGCCGCTGAGGTACTGGCGCCAGGCCTTGGGCCACTGGCTGAGCGGGCGCAGGGTCAGGTCATCATTGACAATGTCCAGGAGGTCCATCTGGTCGATCTCCTCCAGGCGCCGGACGACGTAGTCGGCGTCGGACCTGGTGCGCTCGGAGCGCTGCTTCATAGCCTCCTGGATGGCGGATGTGATGTCCAGCTTCTGCAGCAGCTGGTAGCCGATCTCGGACGCGCGATTCTTGCTGTACCCGGCCCTGATTGCCGCCTGGGTCGCATTGAGGTCGAGCAGGTACTCGGCGACGAAGCGGCGCTGCTTTGCTGTTAGCGCCATGGATCACCTCAACTGAGCCTCAGGATGGGCGCGATGTTGCCCTTGTTGCGGTAGACCAGCACCAGCAGCACAACCAGTACCGCCAGCAGATACGGCGATATCGGCGTTGCGTGGCGCGCCATCAGCACGGCCAGGCTGATCGACAGCGCCTGCATGCCGGTCCCAGCGGCGAGGATGTACGCGCAGAGCGAGACGCCGAACCGGTACGTGGCACCGTGGCGCTGGTACGTGAAGATGCGGCAACTGATAGCGCCGCAGACGGCCGCAGCCGCCAGGGTCACCAGGTCAACCATCTTTCCGGCCTCCGATCATGCCGACGATGCGCTGCAGAACGATCTGGAGCCATGCCGGCGCGCGGCCACCGATCATCCACTCGAGCACGCCGATCAGGATGGTGACGATCAGCGCGGCGGTGACCAGGGCGGGCAGCCCGGAGAACTGGGTCGCGCCCCGCCCGACAGCCTCGGTTGCGGCGTAGTAGCCGCCCACCCAGGACGCCAACAGGTAGCCAACGCGCCTGGCGATGGTCAGGTCGTGGGCCCAGAGTACGAACAGCAGCGCGCCGGCGAAGCCGCCGATCACTGCGTTGACGTCGACTCCGGGGATGATTGCGGTGGCAGTGAGCCCGACGGCGCCGGCTGCTGCTACCGCACCACTTGGCTCGGCCATACCTATTACTCCTGAGGTGAATCAGCCTAGACGCGAACCTAAGCGCTAGAATGCCTACTCCAGCGGACAACGACAGGAGTGGATATGAACAACGAAGTCGCGAACAGCCAGTCGATAATCCTCAACGCGCTGATCGCCGCGCTGCGGAACTCAGGCAACTTGGATGTTGAGACCTTCAAAAAGAAGATCCAAGAGCAAACCGCCCCGGGGACAAATAGTGGCTTCCACCAAGGCACGATCGACGTGGCCATACACATTGCAGAGGGTGGAAAGTAAAACGTGCTGCTGGTAGCACTGCGTTCCCGGGGCGAAACGAAAAAACCCGGCGCTAAGGCCGGGTTTTCGGGGGAATCTGTTGATTGGGTGCAACTGTGCACAATGGCAAAACGATACCCAAATGCTCCTCAAAACGTCAAGCTGCTGCTTTCTTGACCTTTTTCTTCACCCTCCCGAGGCGTTGCAACTGCTCCCAGTAAGCCGCTACCCGGTCGTGGTAGCGCGCATGCACATGGGGCTGCTCCAGCACGTCGTCACCCCATTCCGCACGGTATGCCACGCCGTAGGCCTTCACCCGCGTGAACCATGCAGCCAATTGCGCATCGGTCATGCGCAGCAGGCGCTCGCGCAGGCGACTGCATGCACTGTCACGCTGCGCTGCATAAGCGGCTGCCCGTTGCTCAGCGACCAAATTCCGGTCGACTTGCAGCCAGCGCCAGCCCGGCCCCCTCCGCAATCCGCCCTGCTTCGCCACCACCTCGGCGACCGGCTTCAGCGCCTGAGCATCGAGCCGGTCGATGTGGTTTGCCAAGCGCTCCCAGCACCCCGCCCAGTCTCGCGCCCAGTTATGCGCATCCATCCGCACGCCGAGGCGCTCCTCGATGAACAGGCAGACCTCGCCCGGGCGCAGTGTGTCGCGGCCATTCACCGCCCGCTTGTGCGAGTTGATCGCCGCCAGCGCCATCCAGTAAGCCCGCTCGCCCTGGCGCTGGGTCAGTTGGCCGAGGCCGGCGCCGATCCAGACCAGGCCGTGAGCGATCGCCACATCGTCACCGTTGGCCAGCGGCGAGTACAGCGTGTGGCCGAAGTGCTGCAGCGGCTTCGGCAGCGAGCGGATGGCAGCCTGCACCAGGCCGGCTGCCAGCATGTGGGCGCTACGCCCATTGGTGTCCTTGCGGTCGGGGTGCGTCTCGTTGGCCACCCGGCCCTTCTTGCCCAGCGCGGCCTTGTCGGCCGCCACCGCCAGCACTGAGCTCCGACTCTCGTAGAAGGCGTCATGCCAAGCCTGGCGCGCGCTGATCAGTCTCATTTCGACTCTCCCCTGTAGTTTCCTGTAGTCACTGCTCGCCCTCGAGGAGAGGGACGACTTTCACTCGCACGCCTGGCGTTTCGCCGTAGCGCTTCCCCACCACCGCCTTCACGACCTGGACGTCGTCCTTCCAGACCACGCCGTTGAGGCCGTCGTAGATCGCCTTGATCACGTTGTCCATGTCGGGCTTCTTTGTCGGGTACAGGCCGCCGGCCAGCGCCAGGGCCTTCCGCTTTTTCGACATCGATTGAGGGATGCTCAGCGCGATGTCGAGCTCGACCAGCACCGGGCCCTCGAACAGCGCGCGACCTGCCATCGCCTGCTGTCCGCTGTGTGCGATCAGCCCCTCGTAGTTCGCCGTCTTCGCCGGAGTGAACATCCTGGCGTGGGCGCCGACGCGACCGATACGCGGTCTCCCCTTCCCCACCGGCTCGCCGGGTACGGTGAACACCACCGGGCGGAGGTCAGCCATTGGCGCGCCCTCCCTTCATCCCGCGGTAGCGCTCCGCCATGCTGGTGACCTTCGGCGCCTGCTGAGGCTCGTCGAAATCGAACTCGTCCAGCGCGCCCGGAGCGAGCTGCTCGAATCGCGAGTACTTACCCAGGAACGCGCACCGAACAGTGCTTGGCTCGCCGTTGCGGTGCTTCGCGATGATCAATTCAGCCACGCCGCGGTACTGGGTATCCGGGTGGTAGACCTCGTCGCGGTACACGAACATGATCACGTCGGCGTCCTGCTCGATCGCCCCGGACTCCCGCAGGTCGGACATCATCGGGCGCTTGTTCGGCCGCTGCTCCAGGGAGCGGTTGAGCTGCGACAGCACGATCACGGGGATACCAAGCTCCATCGCCAGCAGCTTGCACTGGCGGGACATGTCGCTGACGTCCTCGGTGCGAGTGGACTTGCCGGAGCTCTCCAGCAGCTGCAGGTAGTCCACCACCAGCAGGCTCAACCCATGGCGCTGCTTGTGACGCCGGGCCAGGGCCCGCAGTCGAGCGGCGTTCAGCCCGGGGCGATCGGCCATGTACAACTTCGAGCGCTTGACCTTCAGCGAGGCAGATCCCAGTTCGGCACCGTGGCTGGACGGTGCGGAGCCGTCCTTGATCGCGGTCAGCGGGATGCGACCGAGGGATGCCAGGATGCGATCCATCAGGCCACCGTTGGTCATCTCCAGCGAAACCACCAGGGCCGGGTCACCGAGGTCGCAGGCGACGTGCTCGGCGATGTTGATCGCCAGGGCGGTCTTGCCCATCGCAGGACGACCAGCAATCACGACCATGTCGCCAGGCTTCAGACCCATCAGCTTCTGGTCCAGGTCGCCGATGCCGGTTGACAGCCCATCCAGCTTCCCGCCGAGGTCGGAGCGGCGCTGCAACTCCTCGATGTGGTCGGTCAGCACGTCAGCGGCATGGCGAACCTCGTGCGTCGAGGTCTTCGAGTCCAACGCCATGACCATGGCCTGGGCGGCGCCGACCTTGTCGGCCTGGGCGGCCTCGCTGAGCGCCAGCTCGTGGAGTCTGTCCCCGCAGCCGCCAAAGCTCGGTCAACCGCTCGCTCCCGAACGATCCGCGAGTAGGTTCCGGCGTTCGCCACGCTGGGCGTGTTCTGGATGATCTGTCCGATGTAGGCCATCCCGGTGATCACGCCGTCAGTGGTTTGGACCTGGTACCGGTCGCCCAGGAATTCACCGACGGTCACGATGTCTGCCGGCTGGCTGTCGCTGTGCAGAGCCAGGATGGCTCGGTACAGGTCGCCGTTCTCCGGCCAGTAGAAATCCTCCGGAGTCAGGTCTGCCGACAGCACGTCGATCAACTCGTTGCGCAGGAGCATGGCACCCAGAACGCCATGCTCCGCTTCCAGGCTGAACGGATCACGCATGGTAGTTTCCCTCGACGATCTTCACGAAGTTCGACGGCGCGATGATCCAGTCGAACGTGGCGCGGAATGGCTTCGCACCGTTGCGACCGGGGACATTCCCCATCAGGAACGGGGAGGCCTTGACGGTTTCGAAGAGCTCTCGCCAGAAGTCCAGCGAGCGGTGGGCCTCGTGCTCCCGCCATCGGGCTTGCAGGTGGCGCCGCCGGGTGTCGTTCAGCAGGGCGACAGCTGGGAGCTCTGGCAGCACCTGGTGGTACAGGTCTGCGATGGCCTGTGCCGGGCACGGTTTGATTCCGTGCTGGTGGCCGTTGAGGTGTTCGTGTTGGTCAGGTTCGAACAGGTCTTGGTCGTTCGACTGACCCGGTTGAGGCGAAGCGTCAACGAGTCCTACGTCAGTAGGACTATCTCTTTCTGTATCTGTATCTGTATCTCTATTCGTTGAGTTTTGTTGCAACGAACTTTCAACGGTCGTTGAACGGACGTTTGAATTCCGTTGATGTTCCGCTTCTTTTCGGGCCTTTTTTGCCGCCGCCGAGGCCTTCCCGGCAGCAGAACGTTGGTTGCGGGTAGAGTCGACCGCCAGTAGGTCACGCTCGATGCGCTCATGCACCCACTCGTTGCCGTTATCGTTGAAAAACTCGTTCAACGAAGCTTCAACGGCAGGCCAACGGTCGTTGGGAACCCGCGCAATCCGGGACAAGCGAGCCTTCGGTATTGGCTTGCCGGTCTGCCAATAGTTGAAAATCAGGAGAAGGTAGGCCCCGTGTTCCTCGGTACTGAGGTGCATCGTGTCGGCCAGATAGTCGGCAACGTAGAGCTGAATGTAGGGAAGAGCCGCCATTACGCTGCCCTCCATGCGGAAAGGGTTTTAGCCCCCTTTGATCGGTTACAGCGAATGCATGCCGTGATGAGGTTTTCATCGTCATGACCGCCACTCAGCGCAACTGGAACGACGTGATCACACTCCAGGCGAACACCCTTGGCGCCGCAGTATTGGCAGGTAAATCCGTCTCTCTCGAAAATACTCCGCCTGATCTTTCGCCAGACCTCAGCAGATGGCCTGGCCGACTGGGTCGGGCCGAACATGGGGGCAAGCGGCCAGGCATCCGCGAGGGCCACAAGGAGGCTCGGAAAGCCAGAGAACACCACGCCCGAAGCACAGAGCTCCTCGAACGCGGACATGAAAGCGTCGCCACAAAGGACGCTCTCCCTCTCGACAGCTCGCCAATCTGGATAGCAATACCGGCGCGCCTCAGCCTGGCGGTGGGCGATTTCCGCCACACGATGGGCGTCCTCGCTCAGCATCTGGACCTTCGGGTCGGTGGCGAACTCCGCGTACATGCGGAACCATTGGTTAGCCATGGGAGGCCTCCTTCGGCCTGCGTAACGATGCCCGGAGATGCGCAAGGCACTCCCGGCGAGCTTTCTCTTTCGCGATATGGCTGTAGCTCTGCTTGATCTGCTGGGCGGCCTGCAGAGCCATCTGCTGGTGAAACTCGACGCTTCCCGCCGGAACTGGCGCGGACCTACCGAGCCCGTTCAGCACGCAGTCGAGTACCTCGGTGACCGGGCGAGCGTCCGGACCACGGAATTCTTCGCCGTCCGGCTGGCCAATCTGGAAGGACGGCATTCAGTCCCAGCCCAGCGGTCCTGGCCGCTTCTTCTCGGCCTTGAGGCCCAACTCGGCCAGCGTCTCCAGCGAACGGAGATAGTCCGCGCTGACGACCACCGCATGCTGGGGAACGATCTGAAGCTCAAGCACCGAGGCGGCCTTGCAGAAGCGCTCGATGAGGCCGTCCTTCTTCCACCCGGTGATAGCCGACTCGCTCAAGCCGACTGAATCGGCGACGACTTTCTGGCCCACCGACAGAAGCTGGCTCAAGAACAGCGCCTCGAAATCGCGTGATCTTGACTCTTGCTCGGGGTTAACTTGCTCGTCGACATGGTCAGGCTACCGCTTGTGCTGGCGTATCAGGCTTCGGCTCCAGATAGCGCTCCGGGTACAGCACATGCATTTCCGTGAGCGCGTCACCAAAGACGCGAACGAGCTTTTCGGCCATTGAGGGCGACGCGCGCTGCTCGCAACGCTCGATCCTCGAAAGATTGCCGGTGTCGATGGTTTCACCGAGATCGCGTAGGCGCTGAGCTACATCTGCAAGGCGCCATCCCCGATCCAGGCGAGCTTTCTTCAATGGGGTCATGACGAAAGTCCTGGATAGTGACGCCACAATTCTGCGCATGGCGCAGATTATTTGCAACTTCGTTCTGCGCCCTGCGCTTTGCGTGCGGCGCAAATCACCCTGAGAATCGCGGTCATGGACATCGGATCTATCATCAGAAAAGCGCGGAAGGCACGAGGCCTGACGCTCGAAGCTCTCGCCCACCAGGTGGACTCGGACACTGGAAACCTCTCGCGCATCGAGCGTGGCAAGCAGGGAGCCAGCCAGGAGTTGCTTGCCAAGATTCTCTCGATTCTTGACCTCTCACTCACGGGTCTAGCGGAAGAGCCTGCGGGCAACGTGGCCCCCGCAGAGCAGCCAGGGCGCCTCTACCGCTACCCGGTGGTCAGTTGGGTCGCCGCAGGCGCTTGGCGCGAAGCGATAGAGCCGGCCGGCTTCGATACATTCGAACTCAGTGACTACAAGGGTAAGGGAAGGTCATTCTGGCTGGAGGTGAAGGGAGATTCGATGACGGCCCCTGCCGGCGAGAGCATTCCGGAAGGCATGCTGATTCTCGTCGACACCGGGCTCGAGCCGAGGCCTGGCGATCTGGTGGTTGCGAAGCTGGCCGACAGCAACGAGGCAACCTTCAAGCAGTTCGTGTCCGACGCAGGCCAGAAGTACCTGAAACCCCTGAACCCCGCATATCGCATGCTATCCATCGACGACAACTGCGAGATGGTCGGCGTTGTCACCCGAGCTATCCGCAAGTTCAGGTGATTCGCCGAGCTTGGCCGCCTGGCACATGGGGCTAAGGCGGCCTTACCCGCTGATTAGCTACCCCTCCTCTTGACCTGATAGGTCGCCATATCCTCGCTCTGGCTTTCCACCTGGCCGTCACTCCCCTCCCGCTCCTCCCACTTCAGCGTTACCGTGCCGTCGTCGTTGAAAACCATGTCAATGCCGTCGGTCTCGGACAACAGTTCCATCACCTGGTCCCACGCCTCATCGGGATCCGTGTCCAAGCGATGGATCGTCACCGTGCGCAGGTCCTGTGCTTTCGGTGAGTTGATCATCTCCGATATGCGGAGCCCCAATTTCTCAACCGGAGTCATCGGTTTCGCGTCCTGCTTCTTCTGTTGTTTGGCCATCGAAAGAATCCTCAATACTGTATATACATACAGCATTCTTATAGCAGAATTCTGAAAGCAACTGCCAGCATCGAAGCACAAGGAGTACTCGGAATGCTGTTCTCTCCATGGTCCGAAACCACCTATATCGCTGTCGTCGACCGAGTCCGGGCGCTGATTGAAAGCCCCAGGCACAAGTCCAACAGTCCGTGCGGATCAAGCGCGCGAGCAATGAACCGACATGGGCCTGGCTTCGACTGGAGCAAGACCTCCGCAGTATCGACGGGGTAAATGTCGAGGCTCGGGATGACGGAAGCTTATTCGTTTATTGGTACATCGATTTGCCCCGCTGATACCCGCTCCCTTAGCCCGCCCAAGTGCGGGCTTTTCTTTTTTTCAGATTCTGCGCTTGACGCAGAATTTAATCTGCGCATAATGCAAATCAGATTCTGCGCCAAACGCAGAATTAGGCCACCGAGCCGCGCTCTTTTGACAATTTGGGAACCCATGCCGGCCTCTGGTTGCCGGCCAGGCTCAAGGCTGACGCGACGCATCTGGAATCGCGCGCCGAGGGTCTGCACTGCTCACGCTCCCTGCCAGGGTCACTCAGATGGTGGCTTTGTACCTGGTACCGCCGAAAGGCGGGGAACACAGCGGACAGGCGCCGAAAGCGCTTGCAGTGAGGACAGAAATCATCGCCCAGGCGCAGGTGGCGGGTAACAGCGTCCGAGCAAGAAGACTGCGACGTTCGGCATGCCGGCTGAGCGGTTTACGGAGACACCAGAAGCACCACCCGCGGGTTGTAGAAGCCCAGCAGGCGAACGCGGGAGCAACACCGATTTCCTCGATGCCCTTCCCCCGAGGGGCATCCGGGAAACCAACCTGAGGAATGCCAATGAAGCAGTTCGCGAAGCTGTTCGAGTTCGAAGACCTGGGCCAAGTGCTCGTGATGCTTGATCGCGGGGATGACGGACCGGAGGTGCGCCTCTACTTCAAGCCCGACGGGCTTGGCGTCTGTTCAGTGGCGTGCAGCAACTTCCCCGGCGATGAAGACGAGCAGTGGGACTACGCCGAAAAGGGGTTCGCCACGGTGGAATCCGAAGGGGTTCACGACCTGGTCGCCGAGGCAATGAAGGTCGTCCCGGATCGCCTGGGCTGACGCCGCAAAGTCACCGAACACCAGCCCTGGAGGGCACGGATATGCTGAGCATCAATGAAGAAGACCTGAAAGCCGCCATCGTCGCGAAAGCCGCAGACGAGATACTGAGCCATGACAGCGAACTCTCAGGGCTGATTGCCAGGGAAGTGAAATCGCGCATCGACAAGATCTTCGCCGAACGCGCAATGGCCCAGGTCGAGAAAGCAATCGACGAAACCGTGCACAACTGCTTCGAGCGCGATTACCAGCGCGTCACCGCTTGGGGCAGCCGGAAGGTGAGCCGACCAGCATTCGCAAAGAGCTGGAGCGAACTGTAAGCGGCTATTGGTCTGCGAAGGTCGATCCACGCACTGGTAGAGCCGATGGCGGTTACAACTCTGTCACCCGCGCCGAATACCTGATGACGCAAATCTGCGCCGAAGACTTCTCGAAGCAGATGAAGGACAGCGCCGTGAACATCACCGGTCACCTGAAGGACGGCCTGCGCAATCAGATGGGCAAGGTGATGGATGACATCCTCTCTGAGCTCTTCAAGGTCAAGAGCCTGCAAGACCAAGGAAAGGTCGAGAAACCGTACTGACCGCTTACCTCGCGCCGCTTCCCTGAGGTGGCCGTCACCCCGAACGGAGTCACACCATGCTGATCCTGACCAGAAGACCCGGCGAAACCCTGCATATCGGCGACAACATCACCGTCACGGTCCTCGGCAGCCAAGGCGACCAGGTGCGCCTCGGCATCACCGCCCCGGACGACGTCGCCATCCACCGCTCCGAGATCTACCAGCAGATCGGCAACGTCCGACCGGTGCCGCCGGCGGAACTGGTCGAAGCCTGGAACCGAGAGCACCCGGCGCCAGCGCTGATCGAATACCGCCCGTACCGCGGGCCGAACCGCAGCGCACCCGCACCGTCGGCCGGGCCAGCGTGTCGCTTGGCGGGGCGGCGGTTATCTGGATCGAAGGGCAGTCGGCGCCGGTCGCGTTGCGGGCCTGCACGGCAATCTGAACAGGAGCGCACGATGCGACGTGTCATGACTATGAAGGTGGTGTGCGACAGGAATGGTCGGCGCACGGGTTACGAAGAAAGTGGCGAAGCACTCTTCCACCAGTGGGGTGTCGACTTCGAAGAGTTCGAGACTGGGGCGGGCAACTACACCGTTGCTGTCGTTGAGCGCCCCGGAGGCACCGTTGAACTCCTGCAGCCTCACCTTATCCGGTTCCTCGACAAGGCGCCGGACTTCCCCGATATGGAGGACATCACCATGTAGCCCAGCCCCAACGGCAGATCGCCAACATGCGGTCGAGCCTGCACCCAACCGCTTTCACATAAGGCGGTGCATGTAAGTGGAGACAGGGCGCTTGGCGGCGCCCTTCTCTTTCCTGCTCCTGGCTCGGCCAGGGCGCAGCGGGGAGTGATTTGAGGCGTGGAAGCTGGGAGCCGAAAGCTCCCTGGAGACACGCGGGAAGCGCGGGAACAAGCGCGCACGTGGGCGGCCAATGGCCGATGAAGTTCCGGGCATCAGCACAGTCACCGCAACAGCGGCAAACACCCGAGAAGCGCACTGATGCCAGCGCCGGAGTCGCGACCGGCCAGATCACTCCCCGCTGCGCATGCAGCGTTCCCCCTCTTCGCCCGGCTCCGGCCGGGCTTTTTTCAACCTCCATTCGAGAGCACCCACCACGGCGCCCCACCGGGCACGACTGCCGTGTGCCTGGGTGCTGCCGAATGCAGGTGAACCACGGAGAGCACCGATATGGCTTCTATGACGCAACGCACTTGCAAGACCTGCAAGAAGCCCTTCCAGGCTCGCACCGCAGACGTGAAGCGAGGCTGGGCCCGCTACTGCAGCAAGACCTGCAAAGCAATCGAGCAGGAGCAACGCACAGGACAGTTCGCCGAACTGCTGAGCAGACGTCGCCAATTGGACGACCTCTACGACGTGGACATCTCCGATTTGGACTGGGGCGCAAGCGACGGTGATTGATCCGTAGCGAGGAAACCAAGATGCATACCACATACCGCGAGCGCCGCAACCGCGCGGCTTTCAGCAAAGCCCAGCACGCCTGGGACTTCGCCAGAGACCCGCTCTGGGACCAGCCGGAACCGGAGCCAGAGGACGAGCAGGAGGACGACGATGGCCTGGACGAATGAGCGTGCCGAGGGCGTGATCGAGGAAGCGATCGTCGCAATGCGTCGGTCGGTGATCCCGCGCCACGACCAGTTGGTATGGCGCGGCCAGATCGAGATGGCCTACACCCTCGACGCCATCGGCACCCGGCAATACGACGACATGCGCCGCCGGCTCGACGCCGCAGCGGATGCGAGACAGCAAGAACTGAGGAGCATCGACCTATGACCACCCGCCCCGTTCGCTCGATCATCGACGACCAGCTCGACGACCTGGTGATGCCGGCCGGCGCCGACATCGCCGCAGTGCTCGGCCTGCCGCGCGAGACCCTGGTGGTGAACCTGCCGCGTCGCATGGCGCTGACCATCAAGCGCGGCCGGAAGTGCCTGGGGTGCGGCGATGAGCTACTCACGGGAAGACTACTTCGCCGAAGGGCTTGGGGAGTCGCTGGAAGAGCATGGCGTGGTGGCCACCAGCGAACAGATCAAGGCGATTGCCAGGGACATTGTCTTGTTCGCAGAGAACATTGGACAAGCATTCTATTCCCCAGAGGATCCGGGGGCACGCGAAGCCGACTCGCTTCGCAAGGAGCTTGAGAAGGAGCGGGAAAAGGTTGTTTGCCGGGTATGTCAAGGCACCGGTAACACCGTATCGCACGGCCCGCACCATTCTGCCTACTCCTCCTGCTGGAAGTGCAATGGGGCCGGGAGGCATGCGCCATGAATGCCAAGCGTAAAGCCACCCTCCTCGGCGCCCTGGCCATGACCGCCTTCTACATCCTGCTCATCTTCGCCCCTGCCTGGGGCGGCCTGATCACCGCCGAACAACCAGCCACGGCACCCATCGCCGGGAAGTGAGAACCCCATGACCACCATCCCTGCCGGCCTGTGCCAATGCGGGTGCGGCGCTGCTACGCGCGTCGCTCCGGTGAACGATCGGTCGAAAGGCTGGGTGAAAGGCCAGCCGGTCGCCTACGTGAAGGGCCACCACCTGCGCGGTGACAAATCCGGCGAGCGCTCTCCCCGCTGGGCAGGCGGCCGCCACCTGAGCAGCCATGGCTACGTCGTGCTCTGGACACCGGCCGGCCGCAAGTATGAGCACGTGCTGATCGCTGAGCAGGCTCTCGGCCGGGAGCTGAAGCACGTGCGGCGCGGACACCCACTGAACGAAGTGGTGCACCACATCAACGGCGTGAAGACCGACAACCGTCGGGAGAACCTGCTGATCTGCACCCATGAGTACCACGTGGCGCTCCACCACAGGCTCCAGGCTTCGCCGGATTGGCCTGAGTTTCCGCCGGTGGCGCGGCCTGGCTTCGGAGGTACGAGCACATGACCGTCTACACCGTGCGCGCCTCGTCCTGGGGCGCCCTTTTCGACTGCGGGTACCGCTGGGAGGGTGTACACCTCCTGAAGATGCGCAGCCCTTCATCCCCCGGGCACTGCTCGGTACCGCGATCCACGCCAGCACCGCAGCATTCGACGCTGCACGGGTCAACGGCGAGCCGATCAGCGCCTACGACGCCTCGGAACTGCTGGTGCACACGCTGCAGCAGCCGGAGTTCGAGGTCGACTGGCGCGGCTCCGACATCAGCCCGCGCGAAGCCGAGTCCACCGGACTGACGCTGCACACGAAATACTGCAACGACATCAGCCCGCGCTACGACTTCGTCGCCGTCGAGTTGACGACCAAGCCGATGGAGATCGACTGCGGTGGGATCATCGTCCGCCTGACCGGCCAACTCGACCGCGCCCGCATCAAGCGCGATAGCCACGGCGTCGGCATCGCCGACGTGAAGACCGGCGGCGCCGCGGTGAGCCAGGGCGTGGCCAAGACCAAGGGCCACAAAGCCCAGATCGGCACCTACGAACTGCTCTACGAGCACACCACCGGCGATGCGATCACCGCGCCGGCCGAGATCATCGGCCTGAAGACCAAGGGCAAGCCCGAGGCAGCCGTCGGCGAGATCGTCGGCGCGCGCCAGATGATGGCTGGCAGCGAGTCGCACCGCGGCCTGATCGATTACGCGGCGGACATGTTCCGCTCCGGCCTGTTCCCCCAAACCCGCAAAGCCCGCTGTGCAGCCCGAAGTACTGTCCGCGCTGGCGGACCTGCCCTTACCACGAATGACCGGAGACACCATGAGCCAGACAACCACCCTCGAAACCCTGCAGACGCAAGCCGTGGCTCCGCGTCAGCGCGACAAGGCACCTGTCGCTATGTCGTTCTTCAACATGGACGGCTTCGAGCTGATGCAGCGCATCGCCAAGGCCTTCAGCCAGGCTGACCTGGTGCCCAAGCAGTACCAGGGCAACCTGCCCAACTGCATGATTGCGCTGGACATGGCCCAGCGCATGGGCGCGAACCCGCTAATGGTCATGCAGAACCTCTACATCGTGCATGGCACCCGGGCTGGTCGAGTAAGTTTCTGATCGCGACGGTGAACACCTGCGGCCGCTTCTCCTCAATGCGCTACGAGTGGAAAGGCGAGCCGGGCAGTTCCGACTACGGCTGCCGAGCTTGGGCGATTGAGAAGTCCACTGGCGAACGCCTCGACGGCATCTGGGTCACCTGGAAAATGGTGAACGACGAAGGCTGGGCAGCGAAGAACGGCAGCAAGTGGAAGACGATGCCGGACCAGATGTTCATCTATCGCGCCGCCGCATTCTGGCAGCGTGCCTATGCGCCGGACCTCGGCATGGGCCTGCAGACCGCAGAAGAGCTGCAGGACGTCATCGACGCCAAACGCGACGCCGACGGCTCGTTCACTGTCGACATCGACGCGCTGCGGCGCCAGCAGGAGGTCACCGACAAGGTGCCGGGCGCGGGCCAGCAGGCTCTGGAACACGAACCCGGAGAAGTGATCGACACCGTCAGTGGCGAGATCACCAAGTCGGCTCAGCGCCAGCCCGCCGATCAGCAGCCGGACACCGGCGCCGACGAACTCAATCTCGAGTAACCGGCCATGCCAAGCCGAACCATCGAAGAGCAGTTCGACCGTGTCGAGGAGTTCAACAGCCTCCTCGGCGCGGCGGAGCTGAATGCTGCCACCACCTGGGAAGAAGAGTTCACCGCCGACCTGCGCGCCAACTTCCAGCGCTACGGCCCGCGGATGTTCCTCAGTGAGTCCCAGCACACCACCCTCGAACGCATCGCCAACCAGTAGGAACAGCAGCCAATGACAGCCCAAACCGCCGCAACTATCGCTCAAGACCTCGTAGAAGAGTTCGACGAGGAACAGCCCGCCACCGTAGTTTCCCTCGCTGCCGAAACGCTCGGCCGCGACCTGCTCCAGGCCCTGCTGCAGGAGGTCCGCGTCCTGCCGGATGTCTGGCCGAAGCTGACCGAAAAGAAACAAGCCGACGTCATCGACCGCCTGCGCAGCACCGTAGAGCGCACCGTGAAGTATGCAGTCAAGCTGATTTCCGCCGGCGAGCGCCCGGCCATCGGCGGCATCCTGGAGTCGGTGGCGATCAAAGAAGGCATCAAGGCGACCTTCAAGGTCAGCCAGTTCGACCCGCTGCGTCACGACCTAATCGACCGTGCCGGCAAGGTCTGCATGCTGGTGGTGGCCGACGCTGAGGAGTACCTGCAGGGCATGGACACCGTCGTACCCGATCCCGACCAGAGCGCCCTGGCGCTGGACGAAAGCGACGATGGCGACGACGCCGGCGGCACTGGCGCGCAGGACCCGCTCTACATTGAAGCGGTCAGCCATGTCATCGACACACGCCGGGTCAGCATCAGCGGGCTCCAGCGCTACCTGAAAATCGGCTACAACCGCGCCGCGCGCATCGTCGAGGAAATGGAAGCCGCCGGCGTTGTATCGGCACCGAACTCCAACGGCGAGCGCGAGGTGATCCTGCAATCACCGCCGGAACCGGAAAAAGACCTGCTGAGCAGTGCCGCCGAGCCCGGCGCCACAACCTACGGCGGCCACACCATCGACGACATCACCGTCCTGGTGCTGCGCAAAGACGAGATCACCCCGGGCTGGCTGCAGTCGCGCTTTGCGCTGAGCACCGACGAGTCCTTGGCTGTCGCCCTGAAGCTGCTCGACGACGGTGTGATCACGCTCGCCACCGAAGGCGAATCGCCTGACCTCAACACCTACCGCGTCGCCGTTGCCACCAAGGCGCCGGCCGAAGAGCCCATCACCCTGGAGTGAGCCATGCGCATAACGAAACTCGAAATCACCAATTTTCAAGGGCTGCGTCATGCGGCCCTTGATGTTTCTGCGCCGGTGCTCCTGGTGGCCGGCCATAACGGCGCCGGCAAGAGTTCGCTGCTGGACGCCATCGCCATGGCCTTCAACGGCCAGCCGCGCCGCGTCTCACTGAAGAAGGAGATGGACAAGCTGGTAACCGAGGGCGCCAAGAAGGGCGAGGCACACGTCGAGTGGCTGGACGATGCCGGCGAGGTGCAGGCCTGCGGGGTCGCGCTGCCTAGCGGCAAAGGCTCCCCGCTCGCCGACTCGCCGTTCCTGCCGTTCGTGCTCGACGCCAGCCGCTTCGCCGCTCTGGACGCCAAAGATCGCCGCCGGGTGCTGTTCGACCTGACCGGCGCCAGCGCCAGCCCGGCCGAGGTCGCCAAGCGCCTGAAGGCCAAGGGCATCGACCTGGCGCTGTTCGAGAAGGTGAAGCCCCTGCTCCGTTCCGGGTTCTCCGCCATGGTCGGCCAGGCAAAGGACTACGCCAGCGAGGCGCGCGGCGCCTGGAAGGCAATCACCGGCGAGAACTACGGCAGCGAGAAGGCGAACGGGTGGGAGCCGGAGGCGCCGCCGGTCATCGTCAGCGAGGAGGAACTGGAGTCGGCGCGCATGGAACTGCGAGCCACCGCCCAGGACCTGGACGAGGCCCAGCAGACCCTGGGCTCCAGCAAGCGCGCCCACGCCGACGCCCAGGCGCGGGCCAGCCGCATCACCGCTCTGCGCGAAACCGCAGCGCTGGCCGACCGCCGGCGCAACAAGCTGGCCGCCGACGAGGCCAATCAGGACGAATGGTCGGAAAAGGTGATGGCAGCCGAGGCCGCCGCCAGCGGCGAGCCCGCCCACCAGCCGCTGACCTGCCCTCATTGCCAGGGCGCCGTGGACCTGCAGGCCGGCCAGTTGGTCGCGCACCAGCCACCGGCGAAGGTTGCCGATCCCGAGGCGGCGAAACGCCTGGAGGAGTACCGCGGGTATCTTGCCAGCGCTCAGCGGGCCGTCGCCAACAGCCAGCGGGACCTGAAGGAGAGCGAGGACGCCGCCGCGCAGGCCGCCGCCCTGGAAGCCGAAACCGCCCAGGCGCCCAGCGCCGAGGCGATCGCCAACGGCGAACAGGCGATCAACGAACTGCGTCAGGCGCGTGATCGGCAGCAGGCCAAGGTGCAGTCGCTGCAGGAAGCGTTCAACGCCGCCGCGCAGCGCCAGGACGTCATCAAGCAGGCCGCCGGATTCCACGCCGAGGTCTGCGCCTGGAGCGCCCTGGCCGATGCCCTTTCCCCCGCGGGCATCCCGGCTGAGATCCTGGCCGACGCGATCGGACCGGTGAACGAGCTGCTGCAGCGCCTATCCGGCACCGCCGGCTGGTCGCCGGTACAGATCAGCGCCGATATCGACGTTACGTTCGGCGGCCGGCTGTACGGCCTGCTGTCCGAGTCCGAACGCTGGCGGTGCGACGCGACCATCGCCCTGGCCATCGCGACGATCTCCGGCCTGCGCCTGGTCCTGCTGGACCGTCTCGACGTGCTGGACCTGCCGAGCCGCAACCAGGCCATCGCACTGATGCGCGCCATGACCTCCGACCGCGAGATCGACTCGGTGGTCGTCGCCGGCACGCTGAAGGAGCCGATGGCGAAGACGCCGGAATGGCTGCAGGCGGTCTGGATCGAATCCGGGCACATCGCCGGCCACGAGCACCAGGCTGCAGCCTGACCCTACCTCAAGGCGGACTCGGATGTCCGCCTCTATCACTGGAGGGCGCATGAAGCCCATCATCTTCGACACCGAGACCACCGGCACCGACCACCAGACCGACCAGATCATCGAGGCGGCATGGCTGGAGCTTCCCGAGCGGCCTTACCAATTCGCGGCGCTCCAACCGGTGGAGTTCCCGCACTACCACGAACGCTTCAAGCCCAACGTGCCGATCAGCCTTGGAGCCCAGGCCGTGCACCACATCATTTGCCAGGACCTGGTCGGCTGCCGCGAGTCGAAGGAGTTCGCCCTGCCCGCCGGCCCGCTCCTGATGATCGGCCACAATGTCGACTTCGACTGGCGCATGGCCGGCGAGAACCCCGACATCAAACGAATCTGCACCCTCGCGCTGAGCCGCTTCCTGTTCCCGGACAAGGACAGCCATACCCAGTCGGCCATGATGTACCTGATCGCGCGGCGCAACGGCCGGGAGGCTCAGGCCCGCGAGCTGCTGCGCAACGCCCACGCCGCGCTCGACGACGTCCGCAACTGCGCTATCGTCCTCCGCTTCCTGCTGGAGGTAGCGATGGACGCCGGGCACGCGGCTGACACCTGGGAAGAGGTCCATGCGCTGAGCGAGAAAGCACGCATCCCGACCGTCATGCCTTACGGCAAGCACAAAGGCACGCCGATCAACCAAGTCCCGAACGACTACAAAGCCTGGTTGCTGCGCCAACCCGACGTCGATCCATACCTGGTCCAGGCCCTGCGCCAGCGGTAGCCACTCCACTTCAGCGCCCCACCTGGGGCGCTTTCTCTTCCAGCACGCACCGGACGCCGCCCTGTGGGCGATTCAACCATGCCTCGTGGGCCGCCCTGTCAGGCAGGGCGGCGTCCAGTGCCTGTTCACGGAGTACTGACGTACTTCTAGCGGGTCGCGTACAGCCTAACGACTCTGGGTGTTGAGAACCTCATAGTTACCATCTGCATGCGCCTTGGTTACCCAAGCGTTCTTTGTCGACCTGGCTTGAGCCTTGGATCCGCTCAAAGTTTGGACCACTCGTCCCACGGCCTTCGATGCAACAAGTGCAGCGCTTTCAACCTTGGTCGGAGAACCCCGATAGCCTGCGGCAGACCGAAAATGATTGAGGATGATGTCTTGTTGATAAGCAGGTGTTTGCTCTCCACCGATTGTTGATGCACCCACCGTCTCATACCGGTAATAGACCTTGGTGTCATCGAACACGATCTCGACGATTCTGAAGTCAGGCATCTCTCCTCCTTGCTCCGGCCCCATGCCGGGCTCCCGAACCTACCCCACTCCATGCCATTGCGCCAGCAGGCGAGAGGTACTCCTATGTCCGCAGAAAACAACAACTCCGCCATGACGACGAACCAGAACCACCCCGACGATCACCTCCTGATGTTCCAGGACGAGGCCTACGCGCTTGGCCGCGCCCAGGGGCGCCTGGACGTGTTCCGTTTCGACCTGCACCTGGAGCGCCAGCGCCGGTTCAGCGAACGCACGTTCGGGCCAGGGTCGCGCGCCGCCGGCGTCATCGACCACATCCGCAAGGAGCTGCGCGAGATCGATGAAGCCCCTGGCGACCTGGCCGAGTGGATCGACGTTGTGATTCTCGCTCTGGACGGGGCTTGGCGTACCGGCGCCACTCCGGCGCAGATAATCGACGCCCTGGTCGCAAAGCAGACGAAGAACGAGGCGCGCACCTGGCCGGACTGGCGCACGGCGCCGGCCGACAAAGCGATCGAACACGTCCGAGCGGACGAGCCGGTCGACGACAACACCTACTTCGTCATGCGCAACGCCGGCAAAAAGGTGTTCGTGAAGCACGGGCCGTTCTTCCGGGATCAGGGCGGCCTGACGGAGGACTGGGGCAAGAACTGGACGCGCATCAGGGCCGGCAGCCTCAAGCATGCCCGCCAGATCGGGGAGGGGTTGCTGCCGTAATCCAGCGCTTCGACGACTGCTCCAACTGCGGGGCGAGGAATGCACCATAAGCGCCCAGTACCCCATGCACCTCCCTACAGATACCCTTCCCGCTTCCAGCCACACATCCTGCACTTAACGTAGGGGCCGTATTTTCCATCGTGCTGCGACGTATCCCCGCCGCACTGGTGGCAATCGCCAGTCCTTTCCCCGCTTTCCCAACGTGCAATCCGGTAATACCGATAGCAGCCCCAGACAGCGAAAGAGAGCGTTGCAACTGCTACGAAGGGAAAAGCCGTATTGGCCATCTCGCCCAGAGCTTGAAGCATCCCTCCTTTCCCGCTGAGCGAGGACAACACCGCCAGGATCAGCAGGCCTGCACAGGTGCAGGCCACTGGCATCGCCAGGTTGAGTACGTATCGCATCGCGATCTCCTGTGAATGGCCTCATACGGCTGATCATTATCTAGGTGGGTCAGACACCTATCAATCTGCTTGTCTTGTGCCAACCATTGATCGACCAGCTTCACCTGAGCACCGCAATGAACCGCCCCACCATCTGCCGCACCACGGGCCAACGGATAGGCCTGTGCAAATGCTTCCGCTGCCGGCCGCCGGCGCCGGAGCAACCGGAGACACCACCATGTCATCTACCCAACACCAACTGATCGAGCAGTGCGCCACCCGCCTGCGCGGCATCGTCGACGCCCTGGACAACATCCACGACACCAGCCCGCACCGCTGGTCGACGGACCTCGACGACGTTCACTCCTCAGCCGAGAGCCTGCTGGCCCTGATCAAGGACCAGGCGCCGGCGCCCTGCATCGACTGCAAGGGCACCGGCTTCTGCAACAGCATTTCCGGCGAGGAGATCCGCTGCCCCTGCCACGCGCCCATCCAATTCGCCGATCCGGCGCAAACGCCCGTGGAGCAGTTCGAACAGGCACCGCCGTCCGAAGACCAGTTGACCGCCGCTGGCCTCAGCTACCCGCTTGCCAAGGAAGATGCCGTGAAGCTCTGGTACGCCGGCTTCAGGTCCGAAGTAGTCACTGTGCTCGAGGCCTGGGAGGCAATCGGCCACGATATCGGCATGAACCCGAGCAAGGGCGAACTGCTGGATTCGCTGCGCTACATGCTGGAAAAGTGCGAGGCACATGACGCCGCCCTGGCCGAAGTCGCAGGACTTAGGTCATTGCTGAATTCGCTTCTTTGTTATGTAGAACGCGACATTGATAGGATGCGCAGCGACCGCGACAAGTCAGACAACAAAGAAATTTATGACCGGTCCATTTCTCTCGCAATGGAGAGGCTGAAAGCTGCGCAGAATGCAGTCTTCACCACTGAACCAGGGTGTGACACTGCCGTGGAACTGGCTGCACAAACCACCCAGGCTCAGCACTGCGTGCCGGAGGTGTCAGGGATCGGACGAGACTTCGCCTATCCGCGCTCCGTAGTTCTGTACCTGCGCACAGAGCCGACCGACGACGACCTGCGAGCCATCCATGATGGTCTGCGATCTCTCGCCGCCGCGCCCGGCAAAGAAGTGCCGCAAGCATGGCTCGACGTGCAGGCAGAGCGACGCCGGCAGATCACCGCCGAGGGCTGGACGCCGGAGCACGACGACGAGCACAGCCACGGCCAGATTGCCCGCGCCGCCGCCTGCTACGCCCTGGCCGGCTCCAGCGCTCCGAACGATGGAACCGCCGCCCTGCTGGTGTCGCTGGCATGGCCCTGGGATGAACAGTGGTGGAAGCCGAGCACTGCTCGACGCGATATGGTCAAGGCCTGTGCCCTGGCGCTGGCTGAGATCGAGCGCCTTGACAGGGCAGCGGCGAGTCAGGGAGGGCCAAGCGATGCGTAGAGCGTTGACCGCCCTCGGCATCATCGCTGCCCTCGGCCTGGCCGTGGTGGGGCTGGTGGAGATATTCCCGATCGTTCGCACGCTGGCGGCCTGGCAGGCGGGGTGCTTCGGATGAGGCAGAAACCAGGCATCGCACTTCCCCGCTGGCTCCTTCGCACAACCACGATGCAGATGCACAGCGTCGACGTGGTACTGGTCATGGCCCTGGTGCTCCAACACCACGGTACGGCCGACGCTGTTCGCCGCGCCGCCGGTCAGCTTCGCGACAGAGTATGTGCCGAGCACCGGCCCAAGATGACCGCACTCATGCGCATGCAAGATGACGCGGCGGCGCTGCAGGTGGCGCTCAACATCGTCCAGCGCGCCACCGACGCCCTGGGCATCCTGGCGGGAAAGCCGTTTCCGGCCAGACCTTCGCCCAGCGAAAGCCCACCGGATCAGGGGCACATGCCCGCCAAGGCTGGTCCCGTCACCGGTGAGCCGGTGCATCCTACCTGAAATCATCCATGCCCGCGGCCCAACGGAAAGGGCCGCTATTTCATGAGGGAACAGCGATGTCCCTTTCCGAGTTTCTATCCCCTGACGAACTCACTGAATTAGTTGGAAAAAAGGTCGTGAGCAAACAGATCGAGTGGCTCGAAAATCACCATTGGAACTATGAAACCAACGCAGCGGGCCGTCCCATAGTCGGGCGGGTGTATGCGCGGTTGCGTCTGGCAGGCGTTCATCCCACAAGAACCACAGTTTCCGACCCCGCCTGGTCGCTCGACCTGTCGAACGTGTCCTGATATGCGGCCGAAGTCTACGAACCGAGACATGCCGCCCCGCATGTTGAAGCGTGTCCGAAAATTGAAATCGGGGAAAGTCTGGATCGGCTACTACTACAACGGCCGAGACGAGGAGGGAAATCGAAAGGAGATTCCGCTGGGTAGCGACCTGAACGAGGCGCGCGCCGAATGGGCTCGCCTCGAGCGGACGACAACGCCGAAGATCGTGCGCTACATGAAAGAACTGTTCGATCGCTACGAGCGCGAGGTCGTCCCGACGAAGGCGCCGCGTACCCAATCGGACAATCAAGCCGAACTGAGGCAACTACGGAAAGCCTTTGATAGCGCGCCGATCACGGCAATTACTCCTCAGGTGGTCGCCCAGTACCGCGATGCCAGGACGGCGAAAACTCGTGGAAACCGGGAGATAGCACTGCTCTCGCATGTCTTCACGCTCGCGAGGGAGTGGGGCTACATCGATGGCGAAAACCCCTGCGCCCGGGTGCGACGAAACAAGGAGAAGGCCAGGGACTACTATGCCTCCGACGATGTCTGGGAAGCGGTCTACGCTCATGCCTGCCAGGAGCTTCGAGACGCGATGGATCTAGCCTATCTCACCGGCCAGCGACCTGCGGACACGCTGAAAGTCTCAACAGGCGATCTGGCAGGCGAGTTCCTGCTGGTTGCCCAGGGCAAGACAGGAAAGAAGCTCAGGATTCGCTTGCTCGATGGCGAACAGCCAACAGGGCTGGGCGTGTTCATCGACGGCCTGTTCGAGCGCCGGAAACTGGCCGGCATTACCAGTTCGCGCCTCATCACGAACCCATCAGGCCTCCGCATGAGCTACGCCATGATGCGAAATCGCTGGGACGAGGCGCGAGCAGAAGCCGCCGCCCAAGCAGTGGCCGCCCGAGACGAGCCGCTTGCTGAACGAATCAAGCAGTTCCGCTTCAGCGATATTCGCCCCAAGGCAGCCAGCGAAATCGAGAACCTGGCCGACGCAAGCAAGCTGCTTGGCCACACAAAGGAACAGATCACGAAGAACGTTTACCGACGCGTCGGCGAGGTGGTAAGCCCGACGAAGTGAGGAGGCGTTGCGGAAATGATCGGAGAATTGCGGAAATGATCCGCTTTCCTAGGCAAGAAAAAAGCCCCGTAACTCACTGAGCTACGGGGCTTTCCTGTTGGAGGCTGAGGTCGGAATCGAACCGGCGTTCACGGATTTGCAATCCGGTGCATAACCACTCTGCTACTCAGCCTTTGAGCGAAGCGACATGCGTTTGGCATATCGCTGAAATTTCTTTCCTGGCGCGATTTTGAACTTATAACCCTTTGATTTCAAAAGATTTTTAGCTCACCCATCGCTGGAATGGACGCAATTATGGACGGATTCGCCGAGCTTGGCAAGCGCTCTACGAAAAAAACTTTGCAGATCAGGCTATTGCGTAGCACAAGCCGGGAGAAACGGGCCCAGACGTCCGCGAAATGGGCCCGCAGCGACCGGCAACCGAGGAGCGCGCCAGGATCCGACGCGCCCTGCCCCGGCGATCAGTTCGCCTCGGGGCTCGCTTCAGTTGCGGGCGCTTCAGGCGTCGGCGCCTCCGTGGCGGCCGGCGCTTCGCCACCCGCCTGTGCACGCTTGGCGCGCTTCTCGCGCATCTGCTCGCGCTGCCGGCGAGACGCCTGCCGCCGCGCATACACCGCCTGCTCGGCGGTTACCTTGCCGGCAACCTGGCCTTGCAGATCCAGTCGCGGCGCATCTTCCACCATACAACTCCAGTAGCGGCTGCCCTGGCACCAGGTGGCGATGGCCTGTTTCAGTTGTTCGGCGGTGATTCCCAGTAGCTCGAGATGCTGCTGCGCATCCTGGAGGATGCCCTGCTTGAGCGGAACCTTGGCCGCGGGGCTTTTCGGAAACGCCAGCGGAAAATGCCGTTGCAGCCTCCAGATAGCCTCGACTCCCGGCTCGACGGCTTCACGTTTCTTCGCGCGTCCCGCGGAGCTTTTGGTTTGAGCCGGTTTCGCCTGCGCCGCCTGTGCGCGCAGACGGTCTCTCAGCTCGGCAAGTTGTTCAAAACCCAT